AGGCGTCCGTGTGTGTGACCCGGGGGTAGGGAGGTTTGTAGTGCCGTTCGCCAACACGACTGTTCGGAATCGTCGCCGCGCTCAGGTTCGTCAGCGTGACGGTGATGCTCCATGCGCGTTGCGGATCACGGCGGATTGCCAGGCACTGGGCGGGGTTATCGACTATGACGCTCGCCCACCTCATCCGCGGTCGTTTGAGGTTGACCACATCGTGAGTTCTGTTGAGGCCGCGCGACTGGGCTGGTCTCAGGAAGATTCGGATGGGCTGGATAACTGCCAGGCAGTGTGTCGGCAGTGTAATCGCGCGAAGTCGTCTGGGGATCGTGCTGTCCCGGAAGTGAGGGAGTCGTACGTGAATCCGCGCTTTGCCTAGACCTTGCACCAGGCTTTTGGTGCGCCACGCTGACGTCGGGCGGTTAACCGGCGGGTCCGAGAGGATATGTGATGGCTGAGTACAGCACTTTGAATGAGGCGATGGCCGCTGGTGATGAGCTGGCGGAGGCGGAGATTCGTTACCGTCTGTTGGCTGAGGCATTCGAAGAAGAGCCGAAGCTTCGTTCGCAGTTGAACCCTGCGATTGAGAAGGCGAAGGCGGAGATTGTTCGGTTGCGGGCGCTGACGCAGGGGTCGGAGTCGGCTCCGAAGGAGTCCGGCAAGGTTGTGGCTTTCGATGCCGACCGCTTCCGGAAGTCGGGTTAACCCTGCGCCGCTTGTCGATATTGCTCGCCAGTGCTTCGTCCCGGATGACATTTCACATACCCGCTACTACGAGCTGATTGCCCCAGAGCTCCCCGGTATGGGTGTGGCGTTTGATCGCTGGCAGGAAGACATTTGGTACGCGGCCTTGGGTTTGCGTGAGGACGGCACGCTGGCGTGCGACGTCATGGGTGTGACGTTGAGTATCGCGCGGCAGGCCGGCAAAACGTGGGGCATCATGGTCGGGCTGATCGCGATCTGTTTGTCTCGTCCGGGCACGTTGGTGGTTTGGTCTTCGCATCATGATCGGACGTCATCGGAGACGTTGACGAAGATCGCGGGGATTGTGGAGAAGCCGGCGATCAGGCCGAAGATGCGTCCTATGCATCCTGTGGTGCAGTCTGACGACAATCGGGGTGTGCATTTCGCGAACGGGTCACGGATTTTGTTCGGCGCCCGGGCTCAGGGTTTCGGTCGTGGCTTCTCGGAAGTTGATATTCAGGTGTATGACGAGTGTCAGAACTTGAAGGAGTCGGCACTGACGGACATGCTCGCCGCGATGAACGTCTCCGAGATTGGTTTGGCGTTCTTTATGGGTACGCCGCCGCGGCCGCAAGAGGTTGCGTTGGGTGTGCATGATGCGTTCAAGCGTCGTCGTGATCGTGCGCTGGAGCAGAAGAAGCGCCGCCCGTTCAAGGGTGTGTATGTGGAGTTCGCTCCGGAGTCTCCCGATGATGTTGTGGCCGATATTGATGCGCCGGGTTTCTGGGATCGGTTGGCTGAGGCTAATCCGTCGTTCGGGCATCGTGTTGGTAAGTCGGCGATTGAGCGTCTGGTGGAGAACATGTCTCCGGAGGATGTTCGTCGTGAGGTGTTCGGGATTTGGGATAAGACGAACGAGGTTTCGTCGGTTGTTCCGGGCGACCAGTGGCGGTCGCTGTGCTGCGACGTGGACGATCTTGGTGACGTTTCAGCGTTCGGGGTTAGTGCAACCAGGTCCGGATGGTTCTGGATTGTTGCGTGCTGGTCTGGTATCGACGATGGGGTGCATGTCGAGATCGCTCTTGGCACGCAGTCTGAGGTTGAGGCGGTGGATTTCCTGCGCGCGTACGCGTCTCGGAAAACGCCGATCAAGCATGATTCGGTTGGTGCGGCGAAAGCGTTGGGCGAGAAGCTGAAGCAGCTGAAGTTTAAGTCTTCGGTGTATTCGTCTAACGAGTCGGTCGCTGGCAATGCGTTGTGGGTGAGTCTTGTTGATCAGGGCCGTTTGACGCATGGCGGCCAGGCTGAGCTTGATGTGGCGGTGCGTGGGGCTACGCGTAAGGATCGTCCGTCCGGCGGGTGGATGATGATGCCGCGTGCTGAGTCGTTTGATATTGGCCCTGCGATAGCGATGTCGGCGGCGGTGTACGCGGCGGTGACGTCGAAGCCGCGCAGTTCTGGGGGCGCATCGTTCGCCTGAGGTTTTGGTGACCTAACTACGGAAGGGAGGTGTAGCTGCGATGCTTGATGATCGCGAGATACGCGATGTGATCGCCGCAATGTGGCAGATTCACCTCTCCGAGCGTTCATGGCTGGACCGTATCGGCGACTACGCGAAGGGTATCCGTGGGGTTCCAGAGGTTCCGGAGTCGGCGGAGCAGGAGATCAAAGATCTAGCTCGGCTGTCAGTGAAGAACGTTCTAGGTTTGGTTGTAGATTCGTTCGCCCAGAATCTGTCGGTGACCGGGTATCGGTCTGCGGATGCGCAGGATAACGATCCGGCGTGGCGAATTTGGCAGGCGAACCGGATGGATGCTCGCCAGTCGTCGGTATATGTTCCTGCCTTGACGTACGGGGCGTCGTACATGACGGTGACTGCTGGCCCAAATGGTCCGGTGTTGTCGCCTCGGTCTCCGAAGCAGATTCTGACGGCGTATGTCGATCCTGTTGCTGATGAGTGGCCGCAGTATGCGTTGGAGATGTGGGTCACTCAGGTTGATGCGAAGTTGCGTCGCCGTGGCCGCTTGTATGACGACGAGTTCGCCTATGACCTTGATCTGGGTGAGGTGTCGGAGTCTGATCCGACGCTTCGGAGCGCTTCTCATCCGATCAGTGTTGTGGTCGATGGTGATCCAGTGCCGCATGGCGCTACTTATGGTGGCGAGCGTGTGTGCCCTGTGGTGCGGTTCGTCAATGGTCGTGATGCTGACGGTGCGATTGTTGGCGAGGTGGCACCGTTGATTCGTGATCAGCAGGCGATCAATTCGGTGAATTTTGATCGTCTGGTGGTTTCGCGGTTCGGGGCGTTCCCCCAGAAGGTGATCACAGGGTGGACGGCATCGCCTAGTGAGATTCTAGCGGCGTCCGCTAAGCGTGTGTGGGCTTTTGAAGATGAAGACGTTGACGCGAAGGCGCTTCCTGCTGCGGATACGGGTCAGTACAACGACATTCTGGATGAGATGATCCAGCATGTTGCGATGCGGGCGCAGATTTCGCCGGCTCAGGTGACGGGCAAGATGGTGAATATGTCCGCTGAGGCTTTGGCGGCTGCTGAGGCGAATCAGCAGCGGAAGTTGCAGGCTAAGCGGGACAGTTTCGGTGAGTCGTGGGAGCAGGTTTTACGTCTGGCTGCCGAGATTGATGGCGATGAGGAGACTGCGGCTGATTCTGGTGCTGAGGTGGTTTGGCGGGACACTGAGGCTCGTGCGTTCGGCGCTGTCGTCGATGGGATTACGAAGCTTGTCGCGGCGGGTGTGCAGTTGCGGGATGTGGTTCATTTGGTTCCTGGGTTGTCGCAGCAGCAGATCAAGGCGATCAAGGATTCGATTCAGCAGTCCACTGTTGTTGATCTGGTGTCGAGCATCAGGCAAGGAGCGGCAACGGCTCAGCGTGATCCCCAAGTGGGGGATATAGCAGGTAGGACAGTTGCCCAGCCCGACTGACGCCGACGCTTTGCAGCAGGTTCTATCGGACTTGGCGACGCTGAACACATCTCAGCTCGTGCAACTGTGGCGGTCATACTCTGACATTGCGGAGTTCGATCGGATTGTCTCTGCTGCGTTGCCTGAACTTGTAGCTCCGCAACTGTCGGCAGCGTCGATGGTCACAGCGCAGTGGTACACCGAAACCGCGCCGCAGCTGCCATATAAGGCGTCACCGGTCATCGAACCGATACCAGAAGGCCGCATTCAGAAAACGGTGTCGTGGGCGTTCCACGCCCCCGGAGAAGCCTCTCCACTGGACCGGCTCGCAGGGTCTACACAGCGGATGGTGTTCGACGCCTCGCGGGAAACAGTTCTTGCCAACCTAGAGAACGAAATCGCCGCCGCTGGATCGCCATTTCCAGCTAGGACCAGATGGGCACGCTACGCGTCGGCTACAGCATGCCCGTTCTGCCGGATGCTCGCCACACGCGGAGCAGTGTACTGGTCCAGAGAATCAGCCGGGGCATCAACCAAGTACCACGACCACTGCCGCTGCATCGCCGTCCCAGTCCGCCCGGGCCAGTCATACGAGCCTCCACCGTATGTGGACAAATGGGAAGACGACTACCAAAACGCCGTCACTGCCGCCCGCGAGGACGGAGAGACGAAAGGCGCCCACGGCGCGATCGACACGAAAGCCGTTCTACGGCGCATGACTTCAGCCTGACACTTCAGGCGAAGGCGCGGACGACCTGCGCTATCAGAAATGGTCGGGCCACTCCAATAACGCGGAGGTTATATCACCATGCCCGAAGAGGCTGAAAACACCGTCGAAGACGGCGCAACAACCCAACCCGGAAACGGGGACGAACAGCAGAGCTCGTTCAAACCCATCACATCTCAGGACGAGTTCGATCGGATCATCCAGCAGCGAATCGCACGCGAACGAAGCAAATTCTCCGATTACGACGACCTGAAGTCGAAAGCCGAAGAGCTGGACAAAATCCGCGAGGGCGAAAAGACCGAGTTGCAGAAACTCACCGAGCAGCTGCAATCAGTCAGCTCACGGGCGGAAAAGGCAGAACGCGACCTTCTCGTGACGTCAGTGGCGGCCGAGAAAGGTGTCCCAGCGGCCAGCCTCACGGGTAGCACCAAAGAGGAACTGGAAGCCTCCGCTGATCAGCTGATCGCATGGCGTGATCAGCAATTGCAACAGCAAGCCCCAAAGCTCAAACCGCCTGCAAAGAACCTGAAATCAGGAACAACAGGCACTGAGACCGCAGACCTGGACCCGAAAGCAGCAGCAGCTGAAGCTCTGCGTCGGATGCGGGCCGGCGGTTAACCCAACCATCGAAACCCGTTCGAGGATCGGCCTCGGCGGAAAACCATGAAAGGAAGGCCATCATGGCTGACATTTCACGTTCCGAGGTCGCGACCCTCATCCAGGAGGCCTACGCAAACGACCTCCTGGCGTCCGCGAAGAAGGGATCGACTGTGTTGCAGGCGTTCCCGACTGTCAACATGGGCACCAAGACCACTCACCTGCCCGTCCTGGCGACCCTGCCTGGCGCTTCGTGGGTGTCGGAGTCCGCGACCGAACCTGAGGGTGTGAAGCCGACGTCTGAGGCGACGTGGGCCGACCGGACCCTGGTCGCTGAGGAAGTCGCGGTCATCATTCCCGTTCACGAGAACGTGGTTGATGACGCATCGACCTCGCTTCTGGAAGAGATCGCGGCTCTTGGCGGCCAGGCGATCGGTAAGAAGCTCGATCAGGCTGTCATCTTCGGCACCGACAAGCCGTCGTCGTGGGTGTCGCCCGCGCTGCTCCCGGCGGCTGTCGCGGCAAACCAGGACTACACGATCGTTCCGGGTGACGCGAACGAAGACGACCTGATCGGCTGCATCAACCGGGCGTCGAAGGCGGTCGCGGCAGCCGGGTACATGCCTGACACGCTGCTCGCCAGCCTGGGATTCCGTTTCGACGTGGCGAACCTTCGTGACGCGAACGGTAACCCGATCTTCCGTGATGAGTCGTTCAACGGGTTCGGTACCTACTTCAACGCCAACGGTGCGTGGCCTGTCGGTGTCGCTGAGGCTCTGGTGGTGGATTCCTCGCGAGTTCGGATCGGTGTCCGTCAGGACATCACCGTGAAGTTCCTCGATCAGGCCACGGTCGGATCGATCAACCTCGCTGAGCGTGACATGATCGCTCTCCGGTTGAAGGCCCGCTTCGCGTACGTGCTCGGCAACGGCGCGACCGCGGTCGGCGACAACAAGACGCCCGTCGGCGCTGTCGTCCCGGATGGCAGCTAAGGCGATAAGCGAATGTCACTGGCGGATATCGATGACCTGAAGTTGGTTCTCGGGCGTGAACTGACGCCGGACGAAGCCACTCGTGCAGGTCTTCTGCTCGAAGAGGCGTCCGATCTCGTTGTCGGGTACCTCGGGTGGGAGTCGATTCCTGACGTGATTCCTGGTGCTGTGGTGAGGGTGGTGGCGCAAATTGCCGCTACCGCCCTCACTGCACCTCAATCGCCATACCCCGAAGGCACAACCGCATCTGCTGGCCCGTACTCGTTTAAGTGGGGCGGTGATTCGTCAAACTTGTATCTTACGAACGCGCTCAAACTGCGTCTGCGGCCATACCGCATATCGATGAACAGCATCCCGCTGGGTTCCGACAGGTACATGCCGTGACGTTCCCTACTCCGTACACGGTGACGCACTATCCGCACGTCGGTGACACGTCGGATGGTTTGGGGAACACGATCCCCCAGTTCGGTTCTGGGGTGTCTGTTCCAGTGATCCAACTTGCCCCGCATGTGCAGGTGGTGGGTACGTATTCGATTGTGGAAACCGAAACGATCGATGTTGACCTGTACTTGCCGCCCGGTTCGCCGGTGAAGGTGAAAGACCGTGTCGGGTACGGGTCAGATGTGTTCGATGTGGTTGCGGTTCGTGACTGGAACATGGGTTTTCACGGTTGGGCGCCGGGTTTGGTGGCGGAGCTGCGGAAGGTGTGATGAATCGTGGCGAACGGTCCAACGAGGAAGAACCCTTTAGCGAAGTTCGGTGTGCGGCTGGACGATTTCGACAAACTGCCTGAGGTGAACGAGGGCGTCAACGAGTTCATGGACGAGGTTGTTGACGCGTGGAAGAACAATTCTCCCGTGGGCACCGGCGCTTACCGTGATTCTGTTCAGGTGACGGAACGTTCCACGAACAAGGGTCGCGGGAAGGTCGGCGCGACTGATCCGCAAGCGCATCTCGTGGAGTTCGGGTCGGCGCACAACGACGAGTACGCGCCTGCCCAGAAGACAGCTAAACAGTTCGGCGGCACCGCGTATGGCGACTGATTCAGCGCCGAGTATCCACCGTGTGTTGGTGGCGTGGCTGTCCCCTTTGGGGAAGGTTTCTACTCGCCGTTTGTCGGGTGATCCGTTGCCGCATCGTGTGGTTCGTCGTGTCGATGGGCGTGATGTTCCCGAAGAGGGCAGCGATTCTGCTGTCGTGTCGGTGCATACGTTCGCCGCGTCTGATGAGGCCGCTGAGAATGAGGCCGAGTTGACGCATCAGCGGATGTTGGAGCTCGTCGTTAACCCGCTGGTGGAGATACCGGTCGGCGGTGGTGTTGTTGCGCGTATCGACTACGCGCGTGTGCTGATGAAACCGGTCCTCGTCGAGTATGACGACGACGGCCACTTGGTGCGGCATGTGTGCCGCTACGAGATCGGTGTTCAGTACATCTAGTTGAAGTTTCAGCCCTGTCAAAGGGGCCTGGCGGATAGTGCCGGGTCCCTTTTTGTTCGCCGGAAATTTTCGCAATCCGGTCCCTTATCCAAATGAGAGGAGCGTCCCTATGACGCAGCCATTGACCGGCACCGATTGGAGCGCCGGCGGATTCACTGACATTCACAAGCCGTTCATCGAGCGTGGCGGTTTGCAGGCGGTGTTCATTCGTGACAACCGCGGTGCCGCGACGGACATGTCGCCGTTCGAGGATGATTGCGTGACGGTGAAGTGGTCGCCGTTTGCGCAGGACGGCAAGCTTCGTGACGACCTGTTCATTCGCCGGAAGGTGAACGGCAAGTACGAGTACAACACTGACCCGAATGAGGGCTGGTGGCACATCGGCTGCAACCCTGAGGATGGCGGTGCGGAACGTGAACCGGATGTCACCTCTGACGATTTGATGGTGTTGCAGTCGAAGTTCCCGGTCGATTCTGAGGTGACGGAGAAGTCGTATTCGGTGCGGTTCGTGGCGCTCGGTACGGCCGATCCGCTGATTCACCGGCTGGAGTCGGAACTTCCGTTGTGCGACAACGCCGGTAATCCGCTGGTCGCGCTTCCCGGTACCCCTGACTACGGTGAGGGTCCGCTGCTGGACGCTGACTCGGCGGAGTATCAGCTGCTGCTGCTGTATGCGCGCCGCACCTCGGGCGGGTTCATTTACCGCGCTGAGGGTTATCCGGCGGTCAAGCTGGACGACCAGGCGTCCAAGCAGCGGTCGAAGACCGACCCGGACACGGCGGACCTGACGTACAAGGTGCTGCCGAACGAGTACTTCATGCGGCCCGATCCGGCGGGGACGATCGCCCTTGTTCCCGGCTACTTCTATGTGTGGATGGGTGGCCCCGGCTGGGCTGAGCAGTATTCGGACGGCAGCTAGCCGGTAAGTCGTCCTGCCGGGTGGGTTGGTTTGGGGCTGGCACCCACCCGGCAGGCACCCACATAAAGCCAGCCCAACCCCTCAACCCCGAAGCCCCCCCTTTTTAAGGAAGCCCCTGATGTCTGTGAAGAAACCCGAGAACAATGGTGCCGCCGCGCGTGAACAGGCCACCGAGTTCGACTCACCATTCGCTGATCGTGTCCTTCAGTTCGACGACGGCACCACCATGACGATCCCCCCGCACCCGAACCTTCGGATGCTCGACGACGATGCGCTGGAAGCCTACGAGGCGTACCTCGAAGAGATCGAAACCTATGACCGGGAACCTGACCTGTACATCCCGGAGCAGACAGTTAAGGACCGCGACGGCAACGAGATGGTCCTGCCGGCGGAGACCCGCCCCGGCGCGGTCAAGGGGCCCCCGTACTACAAGGACGGTAAGCGTGTGTCGCCGCCGCGTGAAGTGCGGATCGTTCAGGTCGTGCTGGGCATGGACAACTACGAGGTCCTGCGGTCGAAGAAGATCAACGGGCGTCCCGCTGGTGCGCGTGATGTGTGGCGGGCGTGGACCGAGCAGGGCTTCACGATCGCGGAACGAGCTGAGTCCGACTCGAAAAGTGATGGAGGCCCAGTGGTTTTGGAGACTGTATCCGAGGCAGATAGCGAGTGATCTGCGGCGCTTTTTCGGGTTGAGTGTTGCGGATTGGCATCAGGGCAGGCTGTCCAGCTTGGAGTTGCTGGACCTGTTCGGGGTGCGGTTCGTGGACAATCCTGAAGAACATGTTCGGGAGTTGTATGTGGATTTCGCGCCGGTTGATGGTGCGGTGGCGCGGGCTGTTCGCGGGGGCCGCTGGTCTGAGTCGGAGTTGATCGCGGCGGAAACATACAACGAGATAGCCCGGTTCAGGGCGTCATTCCATGCATCGAAGAGCCGTAAAGCGGCGTATGAGCCGTTCGCTTTCGAGGACCCGGTTGATCGGTTGGAGAAAGCGAAAGCGTCGGTTGAGGCGCACGAGTTGCAGCGTGAGGTTGAGGCCGATCTGTTCGGCTGGTGACGGGAGGTGAGTGTCTGATGCCGATCTACGTGGACATTATTTCTCGTCTTGATGAGCGTGCTGCTGCGGTGGCGGCGAAGAACATTGAGCGTGAGATGGCCGCTGCTGGTGCTCGTGGCGGTTCGGCTGCTGGCCGTGCGATCGGCGAGAACGTCACCAAGGAAGCTGCTGCCGCTGGGCGTAATGCTGGTGAGCAGTTGTCGCGTGAGGTTGATCGTGCGACGAAGGCTGCGGGTTCTCGCATTGTGGATGGGTTCGCGGCGAATGGTGTGTCGGCGGGCCGGGGGTTTGGGTCGTCGTTCAGTTCGTCTTTGGTGTCGTCGTTGCCTGTGGCGGGCCGGTTTTCGTCTGCACTGTCGGGGTATGAGGGTGCGGCGTCGAAGGCTGGCGCGTTGGCTGGCCGCGCGTTGGGTACCGCGTTCACCGCGGCCGCGACAGGCATCATCGGCGCCGCCGGTGTTGCCCTGTTCAAGGGTTTCGACAGGTACAAGTCTCTTGATGCGACGTCGCATCGTCTTGCCGCGATGGGGAACAGCGCCGAGCAGGTTAAGACGATCATGTCGGATATTAACGAGGTGGTTGTTGGTACTCCGATCGCGTTGGATGAGGCGGCGAAAGCTGCCACGCAGTTCCTTGCCGGTGGGGTGAAGCAGGGCCGCCCGTTGCAGGCGGCGTTGACGGCGATCGCGGACGCTGCGGGGGCGTCAGGGCAGAAGTTCGGCGACCTGGCCGTGATTTTCAACCAGGTGTTCAACAAGGGCAAGTTGCAGTCCGAAGAAATGTTGCAGCTCAATGAGCGTGGCATCAATGTTCAGGCGGCGTTGCAGAAAGAGTTCGGCCTGACGAGCGCCGAGATTCAGAAGATGTCGCAGGACGGCACGATTTCGTTCGGCATGCTTGTGCAGGCGATTGAGGGCCAGTTCGGCGGCATGTCGAAGAAGCTGGCCGACACCGTTGACGGTGCCTTGTCGAACATGAACGCCGCTGTGGGTCGTGTTGGTGCGAACTTCATTTCGGCTTTGTTTGGTGACCCGTTAGACACTACTGAGGGTCCTGGGGCGTTGGCGAAGTCGATCAACAACGTGACCGACAAGTTGAATGACTTGAACGCGTGGATCGTTGCCCACAAGGACGACATCAAGCGTGTGTTTGAAGACGCTGTTGATACAGCTCAGGATTTGTGGAATACGATCCGCAAGGTCGTAGATGTCCTCAGCGACATGGGAATCGGCGTGGAGACCGTCGCGGCCGCGTTCATTGCGTGGAAGTCCGTTGGTGTGCTTTCTACGGTGGGGAATCTCGTTACCTCGCTTGCTGGTGCGAACAACCATCTGAAGCGGATGCCTGGTTTGGCTGCTGGCGCGGCTGGGGCGATCCTCGCGCTGGTGCCGGTGATCAATCAGGTGAACGAAGCTATCAAGGACTCTCGGTTTAACGACCCGTACTACAGCGGTCCTGGGGGGCAGTTGACGCCAGCTCAGTGGGAGCGGCAGGCGGCTGATAATCCCGAAGAGTTGCGGCGGCGGCAGGCGTGGATTCGCACCTATCTCGCACCGAAGCTTGGCCCAGACGAGATTTTGATGAATCTGTTGGACGATCCTACAGCGTGGCAGCGGGCCGGTGGTTTCACTGCGCCGTGGGGCGTTCCGGGTCGTCCTGACACTCCTGACTGGCAATCGACGCGTGTCGGTGGGGGAAATGGCCCGCATGGTCGGAGTCCTGGTGCCGCTGCGGATGCGGGTCATGATGGTCCGTTGGCTGATCTGTTTCCGGGCGCTGCGGGTAGTGCCGGCGGGTCGTCGTCGTCTGGCCCGAAGTTGCCGGATGCACCGGTGTTGCCGTATGACACGACGTTGCCGCCGGGGATTCCTGGCATGCCGCAGGACGCTGCCGTGTTCTCCGCTGAATCGTCGTATCTGGATGCCCGCCACAAACTGGCGGAGAAGCGTGCCCGCGCGGCCCAGTTGGAGCAGTCCACCGAGGCGACCGAAGAGGACCGGCTCAAGGCCCGTAACGATGTGATCGAAGCGGAACGTGACCTTCAGGCCGCCGAGATGCGCATGTCGGATGCGCGGGCGAATCAGTACGAGAAGTTGACGAAGCAAACCGATCAGCATGCCAAGGATTTGGGGCAGATCGGCGCCAAGCTTGATCAGGATTTCGGTATCTCGAAGGGTTTGGCGGGGATCGCGGAGAACATCACGAAGTTCGTGGCGAACCTTGCCGCCGCACCGTTGTTGGGGCAGTTGCAGGCCATTTCGGCCTATAACCCGACCCAGGGCGGGCACGGGTTGATGGGTGTCCTTGGGGCGCAGGGAGTGTTCGGCCCGCAGTACCAGAACAACCAGTATGACCGGGGTTCCTACCCGTCCGCCGGTGCGACCGGTGTGTCCATGACGCCGATCGGTGCCTATCCCGGCGACGCGGCGCTACTCGCCAACGTTCCGGCGGGCCGGTACACACAAGAACAACGCGGCGACCTGACGCAGGGTTTGGCTGATTGTTCTAGCGCTGTTGAGGATCTGGTCAACTTGATGGATGGCCGCCCGACGACCGGCGCGAGCATGTCGACCCACAATGCGGACGAGTGGTTGACTGCGCGTGGATTCGTCAAGGGCATGGGCGGGCCTGGCGATTTCCGGGTCGGTTTCAACGCCAGCCACATGCAGGCGACGCTGCCTGGCGGCACCCCGTTCAACTGGGGCAGTGACGCGGCAGCGGCGCGGCGCGGTATTGGCGGCACGGGCGCCGACGATCCGGCGTTCACGTCGCATTACTACCGGCCGGTGACGTCGGTTCCTGGCGGGTCGGCGGCGGCGGCGGGTGCTCCGGGGTTGTACAGCCCGCAGAACACCAACCCTGCGTTGAATAACCCGCCGGCTCCGGTGTCGTCGGGTGCGTGGGCGACGAATCCTGCCCCGCTGCCCACCACGGGCGGCGGTGGCGGCCCGATGGCCGCTGGCGCACCGCAAGGCCTGTTCACTGGCGGGCCGACGAACACCACCAACATCGGGGCGAACGTCGCACCGTATGCCGGGTCCGGTTCCGGTGGTATCGGCATGGACGGTGGTGGTGCGCTTGGCATGGCGGTGCAGGCCGGTGGTATGGCGCTGGACGCGATGGCTCCCGGTGCGGGTCAGGCCGCGCAGACTGGGGTGAAGCTGATCAACCGTGCCATCGAGTACGGCGGTCAAGTCGCCGCGATCGGCGCCCAAGGGTTGATGGAAACGTTCTTGCCCACGGGTGGTTCGGATTTGGCGAACAACAACTGGATCACCCGCATTGCCGGGGGGATTGCTGGTGCGGCCCCGGCGTTGCCGAACCTGGCCGGCCAAGCATCCCAGCAGCGCAAGGACATCGACCCACAGGCCACAGGCCAGGGTCAAACCCAAGTCAACCAGGGTGGCGACACGAACATCACGGTCAACAACCAGCGCGCCACCGAAGACGGAACAGGCCGCGACATCGCGTATCACCTGCAAAACCAGTACGTCATGCCGGGAGGGTAAATGGCTAAGAAGCATTACCCCGCCACTGGTGTAACCCCGCACGGATGGTATGACCTCGCCAAGGGTGAAAAGCCGATGATGTGGCTCGACGCCTACGACGAGTCGATCACTTTCCACATGATGGGCGGGATGGCGGTCCCTGACCGGGTTGTAGCCCCGGAGATGGTGCACCTCACATCACTCAAGGGGTTGATCCCGCCGTGGAAGCACATCGACCAGAAGGGTGCTACCGAGGACGGAATCACCAATATTGATGCGCTCTACGACCCGATCGAAGTTGAGATGGGTGTGGAGTGCCGTGGCCGGTCGCCGAAGTGGACGCGCCGCGTCTACCGGGATCTGGTCGCGTCGATCGACGCGAAGCAGGAATCGACGTTGAACTTCCTCACCCACGACATGGGGCACTGGTGGGCGCCGGTCAGGTGGTTCCAGGGCGCGCCGCAAGCACCGCTGGAGATCGGGAAGCGGCAGCGCGAAAGCCTGCGTTTGCGGGCCGATTCGGGGTTCTGGCGTACCTACGACTACACGGCGAGTTTCCAGTTCGACTACGAGTCGATGACCGACACGTTCAACTACGACACCACGAGCAGTCAGGACCTCGGCGCGGATTGGCCGCTGTACTACGAAGGTGACGGCGGCGGATACATCTACGCCAATGGTGACCAGGCGAGGTGGCGGGACGATCCGGATGATCCTCTGACCACCGAAACCCGCGAAGTGGTGTGCGGGCCGTACAAGGACTTCGACACTGACACCGACAACCAGGTTGTGTCGATGGTGCTTGGTGGGTTTCAGGAGTGGAGTGTCCCTGATAGTGGGGCGAATGACCTGTGGGCGCGCATGGGCCGCGACAGCAACGGCGACTGGGACGGTAACGGTGTCCGCATGCGGGTGCAGGGCAACTGGATCAAACTGTCGAGGTTCAACAACTTCTCGCAGACAGTGATGTTCCAACGGCCGCTGCTGGTGGCTCCGCTGATCGGGGAGAAGTTCACCCTGGTCGCGGGTTATGAGGGTAATCCCCGCATGTTCAAGGTGCTGCGTAACGGGTTGCCGATCCTGTCGCACAAGGAAACCGGCTCCGGTAGTGAACTCGGGCCGGACTATCGGGGCATCGGGTTCGGTATGCAGGCCGGTGGGGCGTTGATCACGCAGGCGACACCAGCCCCGGTGCGGAAGATATCCGCGGGCGACAACGCGAACGTCACTCAATCAGGTTTTGTGCCGATGGTCAATGTTGGTGACCAGCCGATGTATTGGGATGCCACGGTGTTCGGTCCTGGCACGTTCCGGTTGTACGACGGCCCGGGTGCGGATGAGTATGTGGAGTTTGGTCCGCTGCTGCCGAATCAGATTGTGTTCCTACGTACTGATCCGCGTTCGCAGACCACGCTTGTGCAGGATTTGACGTCTGTGCCGCCGTCGCCGCAGGAGCTGAACATCTTCCAACAGGCGGTGAAGACACTGCTGACGTTCTTCTCGGAACGGAACGCATTCACCGATCAGATCGGTTCAATGTTCGGGATTGTTCCCCCGCAGGGCAACTTCTACAAGTACCTGTCGGGCCGGTTCAGTGAGAACGCGGCGATCCCCGCGAAGTCGCCCGGCGAACCGGCGCAGCAGTTCTTTGTGAAGACAGAAATTGTTGGTGGCAACGCTGACTCGAAGGTGATTCTTTCGGGGACTCCGTTGCGCCGCTACCCAATGTAGTTCACCGACTGCTGTTTGACAGCCCCGTGGTTTTTCTGGCTCGTGGGGTGAATTGGTGATGCCCGGAAAGGAGGGTTGACGGTTGTCGAAGTTTGAACGCGAATCGGCCGCATGGCAATCCGCCCTCCAATCCGGCGACCCCAACAGGATCGCACGAACCGCGCGGGCGTTGGCGGAACGCAAATCGAAGGTAGACACGTCGTTCCGGTTCACGGTGTGCGACAAGTTTTGGCAGCCGATGGGCGCGGTTGGTGGCGATCTGATCGAGGCGTCGGGTGCTGACCCGCGCAACGATGTGGAAACCGGCCGGATCGTACTCAAAGGGAACAGTCCCCTCATCCCTTTGTTCATGGACTGCAAAAAGACGATGGTCGGTGTCATCGTCGAGACCGCGGGTTTGCGGTATGCGTTCTACACGAAGAACCACACCTACGAGTACCGTGACAGCGCATGGACCGGCACCGCTGAACTGCGCGGTATCCGCGACATCCTCAAATACTACGTGATTTGGCCGTCGTGGTGGCTGCCGATTCAGGCGCAGCCGTTCTCGCACGCGGTGTTCGTGTGGGCGTTGCAAACCGTCGTGGAGAACATGGTCGCAGAATGCGCTCTGCGGTTGCAGTCCGGGTGGCTGGAGTTCATCAACAACGGCTTGTCGTTGAACCCGGATGTGCGGGCATGGTTCGGCACTGTGTTGCAGGCGTTGTCGCGTGATGGGTTGTCGGTGCAGGCGTTTACCCGCATGCTGCGAACCCCGGTGTATGTGTCACGCACCAATCCGTTGTTGGACACGTCGCCGATGGTCGCGCGGACAGTGCGGATGGAAACCGTTCAGGCCGTCATCAAAGATGTGACCCAGTCGTACGGTGTGGATACGCGCATGGATTTGTGGCTGCCGGGTGATCCGCAGCCTGACCGGTGGGCGAACCTGGACCAACCGACCTACGTGTTCTCCACAGTGGACCGGTCGCAGATCACTGGCCCGACGAAAACGGTGCTGGATTCGGTGCTGCGCACCACGATTGACTTGGGCGGGTCGCTGGGGGACATCTTCAAACCTGTCATCAAGCAGGTCCCCGGCATGGATGGCGTGTTTTATGCGCCGGCGCTGGGTGTGGATTTTGAGCAGCCGTACGCGTATTTCGTGGCCCCTGAGCCGGGTGAGGACACCGGCATCGATGCATGCACGATCACTGACCACACACCCGAGGGTTGGCAGCACATCATTGGTGGGCGTTCCCCAAAGTGGTTGAACGACCTGATGAATGCCACCTTCGCATGGCTAATCGACTCGCTGATGATCGTCGTCGGATTCACCGGCATACCGTCCGATCTGTTGTCGGGGTTCCTGAACAACAGCTTCCTGGCGTTCCAGTTGATTCAACACTACGACCGCCGTGACGACGTTGGCCCGTACCACCCGGCGATCGAGCGGTTCTATCCGACAGCCTCAGCGCCGTACAACATCGAAACGGTGTTCGCGTTCATCAACGCTTTGTTTGATTCACAGGGCAAGACGACGGCGACGGTGCAGTTCCGTAACGGTGCCCAGTATGCGTTGGGGCGTGACGTTTTTCGCGGCGGCCTGATGTCGCTGGTGTTCATGTCGCGTACCCGCATGGTGACTGACTACATCGAGAACGTGATGTGGCGGGTTACCCAGGATGAGCGGAAGGTTCTTCTGCAAATGGGGGATGGCCGTAAGTCGGAGGCTCCGTTGGCGAAGCATCAGCGGTTCATCACGGGGATTTTTGAAACGTTGTCTGTGCTCACGCTGTCACCTCAGGGATAAGCAGCGGTCGTCCTTTCTTTCCGTAACTCGCCCAATGTGAATGGAGCGTGCCTTATGTCGTGGCCTTTGAATCCTGCTGGGACTCACTATTTGTTTGAGGGGATCGTGGAGATTCCTGTCGATCCTACGGCGGGTGCGGCGATCCTCCAGTTGCGTCCGCAGGGCGGTATCGGTGTTGGTGTGCCCGCGATCGAGAAGGGCGACCCGGGTGTGCCGGCCACGTTCGATACGACGGTGAATCTGACGGAGCTGGACCCGGACGATCCAACCCCGGCAGAGGCGTCGCTCACTGAGATCACGCCACCTGGAACATCCACGCCGGGTGTGTACCGGTTGAACCTTGCGCTGCACGCCGGCGCGAAGGGCGCGGATGGTGAGGCAGTGTGGGACCCGACGGATGTTGATCCTTCTCCTGTTGCGGGTCAGGTGCCGGTGGTGAATTCGACTGCTGATGGGTTTGTGCTGGCGGCGCAGCGTGTGGGGGACCGGTATGTTCCGGCGTCGATCAACAACACTGCATCGGGTAACGCGAACTCGACTTTGGCTCAGGTGTCGATCCCGGCGCAGCCGTTTGATTGGCGGCCGCGTGTGCAGGGTTACACGGTGGTCACCGGTGAGGGTGCGGATGTTCGGGTTGATTTGGTGGCCCGTTTGAACGGTGAGACTGGCGGCAACGTGATCGGCCGGTGCCCCGGTGTGGCGCAATCGGAGCGGCTGACGCTTGTTTCGGGACCTGCGGCGGGCTCATCGGATGGGTTTGACCGTGTGGCGGCAGGTACACCGGCGACGATCTATTTCCGGTGTGAACGTCAGGCGGGGTCGGTGACGTACACGACTTCTGCTTCTACGTCGATGTTTTCGGTTGAGGTTTGGCCGCTGTCATGACGTCATCGTTTGATCCGTTGCCGGAGTGGGCTCATGCGGTGCCGTCTGAGCCGGGTATTCACCCGGAGCAGTCGGCGTTGCAGTGGCAGCGTCCGTTCACTGTTCAGCAGCTGCTTGAGATTGGTGAGCAGTTCATCGAGCAGTTTTTGGCGTGGGTGGTGCGCGCGGTCGCTGGGGTGTTCATCCCTGGTGAGGCGTCGTTCGACCAGTTGCGTGATTGGGCATTGAACATCCCCATCCTCGGGGACATCATCGAGGCGATCACCGGCCTTGTGGGTGGCGGGATTGAGGAACTGACCCAGTTCTTCACGAACATCCGGAATTTCTTCCAGTCGATCAACTTCAACGATCCGAGCTTTAACCCCATCCAGGCTGCGGTGCAGCTGGTGAACATCATCATTGCGCCGCTGCGGAATCTGCTGCCCAGTTTGTTGACGATTCTGCCGATCGGTGGCATATCAAACCAAGCACCGAACATTCTTCCTGCCCCGAAGTTTCCTGAGGGGTCGGTGGGGAATAACGCGGATTGGGTTGTGGACCCGTCGCATTCTCGCAGCGGGGATGGTACTGGCGCGGCGAAAGTTATTGCCGATGGCACGTTGAAGGCGCTGCGGTCGGGGCAGAATGTTGGCGATTTCTTCGCGGTGAGCGAAGGGCAGACAATCACTGCCCGGGTGTTCGTGTCTCACGACGATTATGTGGGTACGGGCGCGCCGATTCGGTTGCAGCTGGTGCCGTACATCGACGGCGTTGCACAGGCCCCTGTGGATTTGAACGCGTACGCCCCCCAGGACGCGAACTTGGCGTGGCCCGGTAAGGAGCTGTCGGGGGAGTATCGGGTGCCCGCTGGGGTGACTGGTGTGCAGACCCGGTTCGTGGTGACCGAAGACGCCGCTGCGGGCACGTTCTGGTGGGATGACGCCGAGGTCAAGCAGACCGGCGTTATTCAGCAGTCGTGGGTCGAGGGTCTTCCGGAGATCCTGCAAACCTTGCTGGCGCGGGTGCAGTTGACGATCGACACGGTGGTGTCGGCGATCCGCGGCGGCGTGCAGACCGTTGAGAACACGCTGGAGGATTTGTTCGACGCTTTGCGCAACATTTCCCCGGAGTCGATCGCGGGCATGCTTGGCCCGGAGAACCTGCGGGAAACCATCGAGAACATCGTCAACAGCATTGTCGGTGGCCTGGTGGGCCTTCCGGGTATTGGTGCTGGTATCGCCGACCTGTTCAACGTGTTGCAGGAGATCGCTTCGCGTGCCAGCTTGGGGTTGTTCTCGTGGGACATTCTTGGCATCAGGACCAACAAGCCCGTCGATAGTGGTTTGTTGCCGTCGGAGCGGTCCAACTTCCCGTTGTCGAACGTCACGACGTGGCTTGAAGCTACGCAGAGCAACTCGCTCATCGGTGTTGACCTGATTGAAGAGTCGATGCCGCTGGGCGTGGTGTCGTGGATCGGCTACGGCCTTGCGGGGATCACTGAGTTCTACGTCAACATCTGGAAGGTTGACTTGACGTCGGGTAACTGGACGCTGGTGCACCATTCCCCGAACATTGTTGGGCTTTTGGGTGGCACGGCCGCGCCGGGGGAGTTCATCTCCTACGAGTTGGATGACCCGATCCCTGTGGTGGCGTCCGAGGCGTACGCCTATGAGCTTGTCCCCGTGGGCGGTACGCATTATGTGCGTGGCCGCGTAGCGAATTTGCCGAATCATCCGACGTCGCAGATCGTGTCGCTGGCGGCCACCCGAAACAACACGTCGCCGAATAGCCCGCCGTCTTCGATTGCGAAGGCGTCGGTGACCCGCTCGGGTGATGTGCCGTGGGTGAGCATCGCCGTGGACACAGGCTCTGGTGGGGACCATCACGATCCGTTGAAAATCTATCTGGGCACCGCGGCCACGGTGTTCCCGGTGCCGAACTGGGTGAACTACATCGATCCGGTTGCGGTCGGTGGCGGTGGTGGTGGTGCGCAGGGCTGGGCCTTGGGTATCAACGGTCAGGCCGGTCAGCCCGGGAAGTTCAACGCCACCACATGGGTGCGGGGCGAGCATTTCGGCGACAACGCCATCATCACCCTCGACCCGGGCGCTGGTGGCGTGGGCGGTCCGGGTGACGGCGCGGCCGGTGGTAACACCACGTTGTCTATCTCCACGCCCGGGGGTGACACGTATTCCATTGTCGCCGAGGGCGGCTCGGCGGGTACCACTGAAGGGTTTTTGTCGAAACCTGTTGGCCGAGGCCCGGGCACGTTCACGTTCAACGAGCAGGACTATGTGGGCGGCGTTGACCAGAAGGTCATGGGCGGCCACGGTGCGCCCGCTGGTGGTGCCGGTAACGGCGGCAAGGGCTCGTTGGCGGCCTTTCAGTCCGGCGGAAATGGCGCTCCTGGTGGAGGCTGGGTGTTCTTCCGGCCCGACCCGCTGCCTGACCCTGACCCGGATTTGACGCCCCCCACTGCTCCGACGTTGGTGGAGCTGGTCGATTCAACTTTCAGCACTCTCACGATCACGTGGTCTGGAGCTACTGACGTATGACAATCAAAGGGTATTTCGTTTACGCGAAAGAAAAGGACGCTTCAGGCGATTTCGTTCAGTTGAATCCCGACCCGGTGCTGCCGCCGTACAGGACGAACGGTTTGAAGTCGAACACCACGTACGAGTTCTATGTGAAGACGGTGGACAACGCCGGCTGGTTGTCGGACCCGTCGGATACCTACGAGTTCACCACTCCCGCGCACACTGCGGGTGATTTGTTGTCGCCGGAGGACCAGGCGATGGTGGATTTGATTGTGGAGCAGTCCCGCGCGGAAACCGGCCAGCCGGGCGTGATGTTGCAGATCACCGGTCCGCGCGGGAACTATGCGAAGGCGTACGGCACCACCGTGGGCGGCACGGTTCGCCCGTTGACGTTGGATGACCACTTCCGCATGGGTTCATCCACGAAGATGTTCACCGCGATTGCGTTCTTCCAGGCTGTCGATAAAGGGTTGATCTCTTTGGATGACACTCTGGAGCAGTACGTTCCGGGAATTCCGAACGGTACCGCGATCACGATGGGGCACATGCTGTCCATGCGGTCAGGTATCGCGGAGTACACGGCGGGTATCAACGCGCTCTGGGTCACGCTGTTTCCGACGTGGCCGTGGACGGGCGCGAAGGACTTCCTGTCAACGATGAAGGGGCCGTCAAACTTCTATCCCGGCACCGACTACCTGTATACGAACTCCAACTTTGCGCTGATCGGGATGGTTCTAGAGATTGTTGACCCGGCCCATCGGCCGATCAAGCAGATCTTCAAAGAAGACATCATAGACCCTCTTGGGCTTACGGAAACGTCATGGCCGCCGATCGGTCCAGTTCCACCCCCAGCGTCGATCGCTGACACGTTCAACCCGAACTTCCTCGACGCTGCCGGGGCGCTGGCGACGAACATCAACGACTACACGAAGTTCGCGGAGGCGTTGCGGGACAACGCGATGGGCCTGTCGCCCGAGTCGTATGACGCGTGGCTGTCAACGTTCTGGAAGCATCCCACGGGGTGGGACCCGTACGCGAACGGGTTCTACATTCCTTCCGAGTATTACTACGGGTACGGGATAGAGTCGTTCGGAACGTGGTTCGGGCATCCGGGACTTTTTTCGGGTGGCTGGTCGTCCACGATTTTCTTTGAGCGGGACTCGGGTGCGACATTCACGCTGCACGAGAACTCGAATACCTCCAACCCCCCGGCCGCGGGCTATACGCGAATTTGGGTGCGGGTGGCGGAGTATCTGTATCCCGGAACGATTACGAATGACCAGAACTGGCCGGTGCCGCCGGAGCCGGTGGATGTTGGGTTTGATGCCGTGTCGGGGGCTGGGGCTGGTGTCGGTAGCGCCACTGTGAACTTCAAGGCCTCCGAGGGGGCTACGGTGTTCGCGGTGGTGGCGTGGGACCGCGCGGGCTCAGCCCCGTCGGCCACGTATGGCGGCGCCGGCGGTGTACTTCTCGGGTCCGTTTCGCACAATGGCGATCCGGCGAATGGGGGCCTGGCGATTTTCCGCATGGAGAACGCAGGCTCCGGCGTTGCTCGCCAGATGAAGGCCACCGGCCCGGGCTGGGTGAGTGCGTATGCCATTTCATTCAACGATGTTGTGTCCGTGGGAACCCCCACGTTCGCGCACGGCAACGGTACTGCGCACAGCCAGTCGGTGACGGTACCGAGCGGGGTGACGCTGCAGGCGTTCTCGGCCGGGGCCGGGGGGGTGTCGTCGTCCAAGCTGACAACGATTCTGGGGGCGCGCTTGCGCGCGGAGCAGTCGGGGATCGCCCCGCCCCTGTGTGTCAACACAACCACGAGGACGGGGACGGTGAGCGCTACATCGGCGCAGCCGAACAGGTGGGCTGGCATGGCGGTGAACTTGCAGATTGGGGGATGAGCGTGGCTGTTGGCTGGTGGGCTGAGTCCCACGTCTCGTTCGGCGTCACCATCACTCCTGAGGTGGGATTCCGCTACGGCGGTCCGAAACAAGAGTTCGGCGTCACCCTCACCCCCGAGATCGGCATGTCCGCTGTGGCGCACAACCGTGCGAGTTTCGGTTTGTCGGTGCCGGTTTCGCTGGGGATGGGGGCGGCCAGCCACAGCAAGGCGTCGTTCGGTCTGGTGTTCGCGCCGTATATCGCGATGCGTGGTCCGGCGGCGTTCGAGCCGGTGTTTCCGTCCGAGGATTTGTATCCGTCGGTGTCGCTGTTCCCGACGCCGCGCGCGCAGTCTCCCGGTTTCGGGTTGTCGTTCACGCCGAGCCTGGGGTTCGAGGCCGCGCCGAAGTTTGCGCGGTCGTTCGGTATCGAACTGGACCCGCAGGTCGGCATGGGTACCGCACTCGGGTTCACGAAGGGCTTCGGGCTCGAACTGTCCCCGCAGGTTGGAATGTCCGGCGCGGAGCGGTATTACCGCGAGTTCGAGCTGATGTTGACCCCGGAAATCGGTATGGACGCTGTGGGTAATGACGGTGTTGACCCGGTGGCGTTCGACGCGGTAACCATGTCCCAGCAAGCGACGTCGACGTTCTCGTTCAACCACACGGCCACCGCCGGAGCGTCGGTACTGGTGTCACTGGTTGTACAGGGCAGCGACACGATCGCTTCTGTCACCTACGACGGATCAGCGATGACGCTTATCGGCAGCCAGGCTCTAAACAATAACGCTGGCGAAGGTTCGCAACACTTGTATGTCATTCATGGTGTTGCTGGCGGGTCCAAGCAGGTGACGGTCAACAAGCCCACCGGCTTCGGGTGGGTGGGCGCTGTCGCGGCCTCGTATCTGAACGCGACCACCACCGGCACTGTGCAGAAGTCATACGGAAACAGTGGTTCGGCAAGCCTGTCGGCGTCCGCGCCTGGAGACGGTGGCCGGGTAGTCGTTTCGTTCGCCAACATGGGGAACCGGACGTTTACGCCCTCTGGCGGAACGAACCGATTCTCGGGTTCGGGCCTGTTCCCGATCCTGACCATCAGCGACGCGACGACGGCCACGAACTTCACGGCGACAAGCTCGTCGGGCACATGGGCCGCCATGGCGGTCCCGCTCAATCCCGTATAACCCGAAAGGAAACAATCATGGGCATTCCCAACGCAACTCACAAAGCAGCGTCGGACGCCATCGCCGGTCTCGGTGACTGGATCAGTGTGCATACCGGAGCTGCCGGCACCACAGGGGCGAATGAAGCCACGGGTGGTGGATATGCGCGGGAGCAGACGTCGTGGACGTCGGGCTCCACGGGCACCAACACCGGCGACGAGGTTGAAATCTTCGTGGCGGCAGGCACCTACGTGGAGGGCGGCATCTGGTCGGCCAGCTCGTCGGGCACGTTCGTCGGTTCGGAAGCTTTCGACGACGGTGACGTGGAGGTGTCCGGTTCGGGGGCGAGCATCTCCGTGACGCCCCGCATAGTCGCCTGAAATCCTGGATAGGGGAACTGTTTTGAACATCAAAACTGATCATCAGATCGTCGCGTTCGGCAACGACATGATGGGCTTGTTTGACCGTGACGGCACGTTGATTGTGCAGGCCGCCCGCGTGGTTGGCGGGTGGGAGGTCACCGCCGAGGGGCGGCCCCCGGCGACCGTGTTGGATCGGTCTTCGGCGATCACCGAAATGATCAACACCGCCCTCGCGGTGCTTCCGGGTGACGGTTATTCGTGCCTGGTGCCGAGGGGTTTGCGGGCGCAACCTTAGGAGGGGGTTGGTATGGCTTATTCGAAGCAGTCGTGGGAGAACGTTCCCTCGACGAACACCCCGTTGTCGGCGGACCGTCTCAACCACATCGAGGACGGTATCGAAGGGGCGCATGAGGGGCTGGACGATAAGGCCGACCTCGCCCACGACCACGTTTTGGCCGATGTTACAGATGTCACCTCTACTGGCGCGGCTATTGCTGGCGCGGCGGATAACGATGCAGCCCTGGAGGCTTTGCAGCCGGAGTTGGACAACAAGATCCACGGGATCGTCGACTACTACGCGACCAACGAGTTGGATGTTCAGGTGGATGCTTCTGATGTGGTGTCGGGCACGCTGAGCATTAATCGCATCCCCGTGGGTAGTAGTGGTTCCACGGTGTGTGTTGGTAATGATTCGCGCCTGTCGGACCAGCGGACACCCTTGGACAACTCGGTGACCCTGGCCAAGATTCAGGACGGTGCGATCACCAACGCGAAGATCAATACCGGCGCGGCGATTGCGAAATCGAAGCTGGCTTCGGATGTGCAAACCTCACTGGGTAAAGCGGATTCGTCGGTGCAGAAATCCGGCACCGCAACGGGTATGTGGATGGGCACCACACTTCCAGGTACCGGCACGGCGGGTGTGTTGTATGTGGTGGTGCCGTGAAAGTTTGGAACGGCACGGCGTTCGTTGACCCCACCGCGTTCAAAGTGTGGAACGGGTCGGCGTTCGTCAACCCTGAGCTGTACACGTGGAACGGGACCAGCTTTGACAAGGTGTGGCCGTCGTTTGAACCGTTCACGATCTCCAGCGAAGACCCCGGCTACGAGGATCTGATCGACGAACCGGTACCCGAGGGCGCATCCGGTTGCTGGGTCACCCTTGGCGGTGCGGGCGGCGGCGGCGGCTCCGGCCGCAGATCCAACTCCGGCTACCGCTACGGCGGCGGCGGGGGGGGCGGCGGTGGCTACATCGACCGCGTCTGGATTCCACGCGCGTCGCTCGGCTCGACGTATACCCTCGTCCGGGGCCTCGGTGGGGCCGGTGGAGCGCGGGCGGCGCGATCGTCCAACGGCAATGACGGCACCGCCGGCGGCTCGACTGTGTTCTCGTCCGGCAGCGTTTCCCTGACGGCTAGCGGAGGGGCAGCAGGCGCGAGGGGCACTAACTCGTCGTCCAGCGGAAGCGGCGGGGCCGGCGGTACAACCAGCATCTCCGGCGTATCCGCAACAGGCTATACAGGTGGCAAAGGCGGCAACGGCGGTAGTAACCCAACTAGCGGGGAGAGCCGTTCAAACGGTGCGGGCGCTGGCGGTCGGGGGGCTGGAGGCGTCCTGTCCAATGACAACAGCTTCAGCGGCGGTAGCAACGGAACCAGCTCCGGCCCCGCGGGGAACGGCGGCGGGGGGACCGACGGAGCCGTAAACACGGGCGGATCAAACGCAGGTAGCGGCGGTGACGGCTACGTCCTGATCGAGTGGGAATAACCCCGCTAACGGTTCGGGTCACCAGCAGCGCGGAGTTGATACACACGCTGCTTGGAAATCTTCAGGGCGCGGCCAATGTCATGCCACGTGATGCCGTGGACAGTCATCGCCTCGTAGACGAGGGCAGCCAGTTCGGCATCAAGCTCGGCGATAGTCGCTGCGCGTTTCTGCCGGTTGGCGATCATGCGGTCGATGATTGTCACATCTAGGAGTGTATCTCAAAGAGATACTTGTGCACGTGGTCAAACGCGGTTAGACTCGCGTTCATCAACTTGAGACACCGCCCGGCGGGGCGATAGGCCTGAGAAACCAACCCCGCCGGACGGCCCACCCCCCAACAGGAGGCCCGAACCATGCTACGCACCACCACCGCGACTGTCTTCGCAATCGCCGCACTCGCCCTCGGAATACCCGCAGTCGCTGATGCCGCACCCGCCCACTGCGCGAATCACGGCACCGGCCACGGGCAGATCTACAAGCACGCCTGCGCCACCGGCAGCGGCGGCGCAGGGGCCGACTGGACATACGCCACCCACGCCGACGGCACACCCAAGATGGACGGCACCAAACACATCTACAAGTGCGTGCGCCACTGCGGCGGCGGCCGCCACCACGTCGAAACCACCGACACCTGGTGACCCGCCATGAAGATCCACGTTCAATCCCGCGGCCCCGCCGGCTGGAACGCAACAGTCCTCTTCACCACAGGAACCGTCCTGACTGTCGCTGACGACCAAGGTCGCAGGCACCTGATCGACACGTCCCGCGTCACGGTCAGGAGGCTGTCATGACCAAACGAGTAGCGGGGGCATTCGGAACTGGACTCCTCGGCGGTGTCGCCCTCACCGGACTCATCTCGTGGATGTTCGCCACAGGACATCCAGCGATCGACTTCTTCATCGAACGCGACACCCTGTTCTACTTCTAAACCCACCCCAGAAAAAGCCCCGCCACCCACTTGGGTGCGCGGGGTTTTTCTATGCCCGAAAGGAACCCCGGACATGGACCGTCTCGGAATCATCCTGCTCAAACTGCTCGGACCGCTCGCCGACCGGATCGCTGACCGCATCGCCGACAGGATCACCGAGAACCTGCCCGATCTGTCCGATTTGGATGATCAGATCGTCGCGAAACTCCCCGACCTGACCAACCTTCCAGCGCAAGTCGTGGACATCATCGACGGCGCGCTGCGCTCCATCCCCGTCCTCGGCGGAATCCTCGGGAGCAAACGGTGACCACGAAAGATCAAGTCGCCCAAATCACTATCGCCGAAGCCAAGGCGCGCGGCTACACCCGCAGCGAATGCCTGGCGATCATGTCCACCTTCTACCAAGAGTCCGGCTGGAACGACACCATCTGGGACCCGACCCACACCACCTACGGCATTGCCCAACAGGACGGCTCCTACCCACACCGCTTCGACGGTGCCGCAGCCCAAATCAAAGGCTTCTTCGACAAGCTCGACGTGTGGCGCGCCAAACCCGGTGCCAGCACCGATATATGGCTGAACATCTGCTGGATGCAGCAGGCCCCCAACTGGCCCAGCGCTGACTACTGGTACGCCAACGGCCGCCGCGCCTACCTCACCGAAATCAAGTCACGCATCGCCACCGTCACCCCCTACCTCGACAAGTACTGGCCCGCCGATGGAGGTACCGCCGTGCCCGACGAACCACGCCCCGACTTCAACGAGTTTCCGATCTGGTCGGCCAACAACAGTTCCCGCAGCGGCAAGCCGACCATGTTCCTGATCCACACCCAGGAGGGTGGTGGTGGGGACGCTGCCGCTGAGAACCTCGCCAAATGGTTCCAGAACGCCAACGGCGTCTCCTACCACTACACGATCTCCCAGGCGTCCGATGGTGGTGTGACCGTGGTCGATTGCGTCGACACCGACCGCGCCGCCTGGTCGGTCGGCAACGCCAACAGCATCAGCATCAACCTGTGCTTCGCCGGGTCCCGTGCTGCCTGGTCGCGCGAGCAGTGGATGAAGCAGTCCAACGCCATCGACGTCGCCGCATATCTGGCGGTGCAGGACGCGAAGAAGTACGGCTTCGAACCACTCGTGGTTCCCCCGCCGTACGTGAATGGCCACCCAGGCATCTCGGATCACCGGTGGGTGACCGACGTGTTCAAGTGGGGCACCCACACCGATGTTGGTGACTGGTTCCCGTGGGACTACTTCACCGAGCGCGTCGCCTTCTGGGCCAACGGTGGTGCCAGCGAACCGGAACCGCCGAAGGTGAAGCGGTTCCCCGACGACTGGACCGACCGCGAACTCGCCGTGGAGACCTTGCGTCAGCAGCGCGGCTACGCGCTGGATGGTTGGCCGCAGCTCGGCGGCCGGACGGTGGTGGACGTACTGGGCGCGATCGGCGAGAAGCTCGGCATCGAAGGCTGCTACGACGTCAAGGGCAAGTCCTGATGCGCATCGACGGGCAGTATGTGGGCCTCGGGTTGGGTGATTCGTCCGAGGAAATCCGCCGGATCAAGACGTTCATGCGGAAAAAGTTCGCCTCCTACGCTGGGCATCTCACCGACACCCCGCTCTACGACGAGCAGATGACCGCCGCGGTCGCTGAAATGCAGTCCCGCTACAACGCGGCAGGACTGTTGCGCGACGGGCTCTACATCCCGGGGATTGTAGGGGCCGAAACCAAGTACGTCATGGGCTACCTACCGCGCCCCGTCGTGGACACCCGGCCTGTTCTGATCACCGTGTGCGGCACCGGTGTTCCCTGGTGGATCGGCCCCGACGCCGACACCGCCCGCGCCGTCGAAGACAAATACCTGTGGCAGCCCGTCGGCTACCCCGCGGCCCCGTTCCCGATGGGCAAATCCATCGCTGCCGCTATCACTGAAGCTCACAACCAGGCTAACCGGTGGCGCCAACGCATCGAAACCCACGGCGCCGCCCTAGCGGGCTACTCCCAAGGCGCGGTAGTGGTTTCCGAACTGTGGATGAACCACATCGCACCCGAAACCGGCTCCCTGCACTGGATGAAGCCGCACATCGAGAAAGCCGTGACGTGGGGCAACCCGAACCGCGAACTCGGTCACGTGTGGGCTGATCACGGCGGCTCCCCAATGGCCCCATCGAACACTCAGGGCGTCTCATCGAACGGTATGCGTGACACCCCGCCGTGGTGGCGCGACTACGCACACCAGGGCGACTTGTACGCGTGCACCGAACCGGGCGACACACAAGAGGTCCGCAACGCCATCTGGCAGATCGTGCGCGACCTGGACCTGTTCACCGGACCCGATTCGCTACTCGCCCAAGTAATCGAACTTGTGCAGGCCCCGCTACCGGAGACGATCGCGATCACCAAAGCGATCCTCGACGCCGGCATGTTCTTCGCGAAACGCACCGGCCCGCACGTGGACTACAACGTCCAGCCCGCCATCGACTACCTACGCACATAAGGGGGACCACCTGATGTTGACACGTTCGTTTTGGATCGACGCCGCCGAACGCGCGGCCCGCACGTTCGCCCAAACCGCGATCGCCACACTCGGCGCGGGCGCGGTTGACCTACTCGCCACCGATTGGGTGTCGGTGCTGTCAGTGTCCGGCGGCGCCGCAGTGGTGTCACTGCTGATGTCTATCGGCGCGGAACGCCGCGGCAACCCCGGAACGGCTTCGGCGACTAGAGCGGTCACTGCCGCATGATGTGGGAGTCGGTGCGCGAAGCGATGGATGCCGCGTACCAGCCAGAAGATGGTATCGACCTGATAGGACTGCTCATCATCGGTTTACCTTCCACGATCGCAGCGATCGGAACGGGAATTGTCGGTGTCCTCACTGTTCGAGGGCAACGCAAGGGCCGGGAACGTGCCCGACAGATCGACGCGAAAACCGATGAGATTCACGAGCAGACCGTCAACACCCATGACACCAACATGCGCGACGACCTCGACGAGATACGCGATCTGGTGCGGGACGGATTCAAACAGATTCAACGGGACATCGGAGGGTTGAGGGAGGAACTGCGAACCGAACGCCTCGAACGCATCGAAGGCGACAAGCGACGCGACCGGTAACCACCAGGAAAGAAGGGCGCACGAATGTCACTACTGGCCGATCTCGCGGGCCTGCAACCCCGCACATGCCCCGCATGCGACTGGGCGGGCACCCGGTCGAAACAGGAACGCGCAGAGATAAACACGGCGGTGGAGTCCGCCAAACGCGGCGAGGTTCAGTTCACCGACGTGCTGCGAGTGCTCATCAAACACGGCATGCCCGACATGAATCCGCAATCGTGGCGGCACCACGCGAGGAACCATCATGTCCCTGACTAGCGACCTACGTCAGGTCCGCATATCCGAGGGTGTGCGCAACAAAATCCTGATCCTCGACGTCGAACGGCTCCCCGGCATCACCGAACAATACTGGTGGGACAGGGGCGACCTGAAAAACCGGTACGTGCAGTACGAGACGGTGACCCGCATGCCGCGCACCACGATTGTGTGCGCCAAGTGGTATGACCAGCCCGAGGTTATCCAGCTCGCCGAATGGGACAAAGGTGGACGCAAACGGTTCCTGCGGCGCGTCCACAACCTGCTATCCCAAGCGGATATCGTCGTCGGCCACTACATCGACGAAGCTGACGTGCCGTGGCTGAAGGGCGATCTGCATTTGGAGGCCGGGTTACCTCCGCTGCCTCCGTTCAAAACCGTTGACACGTTGAAGGTGCTGCGCCGCGAGTTCAAATCCGGTGCCCCATTCAAAGGTTTGGACGCGTTCTGTCAGATCGTTGGCCTGCCCGCCAAAACTGACCGCTACGACCGGGGCGCGATGGAACGCGCCGTGACAGGGAAGAGCGCCGCTGATCGGGAACGCTTGGTGTCGTACTGCGCTGGCGATGTGGTAGCCACGCAGGGGTTGTACGACTTCCTGCGGCCACACATCAAAAACCATCCCGCACTGTTCGTTGACGGCGAGGACAAGCTGATGGTGTGCAACCGGTGCGCTGGTGAAACTGTGGTGATCCCGCGGCGGTACGTGGCGAACGTGTTGACGTACACGATGCGCCGCTGCACCAACTGCGGGGCGCATTCACGACTGTCCATCGAGCCGGAACGCATGAGCGCTGTGAGAGGGGTCTGACCAATGAACGTTCGAGTGTGCACGTTCCTAGACCACGGAGTGACGGTAGGGTTCCTGTGGGACGCGTTGAAGTTGTGGGTGCGGTTGTGAGGCCCGCCGATCCTGTCCGGGCTGCGATCCAAGAGAGTTTGGATGCGCAGGGCGACGGCTGGCAGGTAGCCCACTATGTGGCGGTTGTCGGCCTGGAACGCATCACCGGTGACCGGATGGACTTGGGCGCGACGACGGTGATCACACCGGTAGGGCAGCCGGGGTATCTCACGGACGGTTTGGTGAATCGTTACTGGGACGAATCAGACGATGAGTGATCCGCAGTTGGAGTTGTGGCGGTCGGTGTGGCTGGCTGTCGTCGCGGGGATGATCGTCGCGCTGTTAATTCACGTCCTGGCTTAATCCACGCCTCGTGAAGCATCGAACTTCAGGAGAGGTTACGGGGCCGCCCCGCTTGCACACACTCTCCAGTGCAAGCGGGGCGGCCCTCTTTTCGCGTATCTACTAGTGCTTGGGGTTTCGGGCAGCTCTGTATCGTTCGGAGGCATCCAGGTTTTGGCATGTGTGGTGCACTGGGGGAAGGGTGTCGATAACTGTCTCCCCGTCTTTGAACGGTTGACCGCACCGGCCGCAACGATCATCGGTGTTCATCAGTTGCACATCTCGCATCCGTGGCCGGTCGGGTAGGTGTCTGATTCACCTATGTGGCTCAGGTTCCGACTGCCAGTGGGCTGCATCAACGCGACCTCAACAGAACCACAAGCGGTGCACATGCCGTAAACGACGTCATCCGACTTCACCTCACAACCACCACACATCACAGCTTCGTAGCGGTCAGTAGCTGCAGTCATTTCATCCTTCTTTCAGCCATCGTTGGGAACCGTGATCGCTGTCCGCCGACGCTCCAGATGCTTCAACCGCTCAATCGAAGGCACAGCAAGCTCAGTTGGATCCTCATGCTCCCCTATGAAAAGAGAGTACGACGGCGCGACGACATGTAGGACCAGTGAAAACCCCTATAGGGTTACCTTTAGGGTGATCCCCTCTGAGGCTTATGGCCTCTGACCTGTGCGCCGTGAGGGTTTCGAACCCCCGACCCGCTGATTAAGAGTCAGCGGTTGATAGGCTGCATACCAGGAGAAACGTTGTCAAACCCGCAGGTAGACCCCCGATACTGCGCAATTCTGCGTAATGCTGCGCAGCACCGTAGGGTGAACCGTAGGGTGACCCCCTGGGAGGGAAAACGATGGCAACTAAGAAACGCAGAACCCGCGGAGACGGAGCGTTCTTCCAACGCGCCGACGGCAAATGGATGGGACGAGTAGAACTACCCCCCGACCGCAACGGCAACCGCCGCTACAAATGGGTGTCCTCCGTGGACCGCAACACCGCCATGGCCAAACTCAAACAACTCCGCCGCGACGTCGAAGAGGGCCGCATCGCCACCACCTCATCCACAACTGTGGAGAAGTGGATGCTGCACTGGATCGACAACATCCACGCCAAACGTAAAGTCCGCCCCGGCGTCCTCAACGACTACCGGGCCGCCATCCACAACCACATCAACCCGATCCTCGGCGCGAAACGCATCGACAAACTCACCCCGCAGCATGTGCGGGACCTGCACTCCGAGATCGGGGCCTCCCGCACCGCCGAGCTGGTCCATGTCATCGTCCAGAAAGCCTTGGACGATGCGGTAGCGGAGGGTGTGGCGACCAGGAATGTGGCCGCATTGGTCGACAAGCCCGAGTACCGGAAGAAGAAACGCAACGGCTTCCCGGCGGACGTGGCGCAGCACATCATTCACACCGCGTTCCAGGTGTGCGACGAACCGGATGCGGTGCGGATCGCCGCCGGTTTCCTGACGGGCGCCCGCCGTGGGGAACTCCTCGGCCTGCGCTGGCCCTACGTCGACAACCCCGCTCAGGGATGGATCACCATCGCTTGGCAGTTGCAATCGGAAACCCGCGTCCACGGCTGTGGGGATCCTCTACCCGAACCGTCACCGCTGGCCCGGCCCGACCGTATGCCCAAAAAACCCCCGTACTGGCCTTGCGGGAAGACACGGGCATGGGCATGCCCGCAGTCCCGGTGGGACCTGCCGGCGCATTTCGAGTATCAGGAATGTGAGGGGTCGTTGTTGTTCACCCGGCCGAAGACGGACGCTGGTTGGCGTGAGGTGCCGTTGTTGCCGCCGTTGTATGTGGCGATGCAGAAACTCCGCACCGACAATCCGCATGACTTGGTGTGGCACAAGGAGGGGAAGCCGATCGATCCCCGTTCGGACTACGACGTGTGGCGTGGCGTGTTCCGCGCTGCTGGGGTGATCGGTCCAACCGAGTCGTTGCCGCCGCACAACTCGCGGCACACCACGTCGACATTGCTGCGCGCAGCGGGTGTGGATGAGCAAACGCGTATGGAGATCCTGGGTCATGCGAGTGTGGATGCGCAGCGGATCTATGCGCATGCGGACCGGGCGAGGCATCTGGAGGCCATGCAGGGGCTGTCCGAACTACTCCCATCGACGTTTGCGTTAGAAACAAAATAAGGCGACCGCCTGTAAATGCGCCCTGCCGAGGGATTCACCATTCCCCGGCAGGGCGCTTTTTTGCGTTCTGGCGGGGTGTCAATCCGTCATGGTCCAAGTTCCGCAGCCGCTCGTGCGGAACACGATCCGATGATCCCCGTTGATGGTGCCGGTCCACGACGACACCCCGTCGGGTTGGATGTTCGCGCGGACGGTGCCGGATGATGCTTCACCTTCGCGGAGTGTTTCGCCGCCGCGGTAGTCGGCGATGCTGACGACCGCCCACGTGCAGCCGGGGGAGCTGGGTGGGATGGTGGCGGTGTAGGTGCCCCAGTCGTATCCGTCTGCGCCGCCCATGTTGTGGGTGCCGTCGCCGGGGATGGTGCGGTACGGGTTGGGCCGCGTAGTGGTGGTTGTGGATGTGGCGGTTCGCGGCGCGTCATCGTCGTTGTTGTTGCGTGCGGAGACGATGCCTACGACGGCGAGCACAGCAAGCGCGGTGACCATCACCTTCCCTGGTGACACTGCGCGATCATTGGTGGTCATCTGGTAGTGGGCTTTCTGTGTTGGTGGCTAACTTGCGCGCACTGGCGTTATCTGATCGTGACATTCCCATGTTTGGGCTTCCTGTGTCGATTTTGGCAATGATCCGTTAGCGTCTACGCATCCGGTTGCGAGGGGTGACCGGTGCTGGTGATTTCGGTAGGTGCAGCCCATGTTTGATGACGAACTCGACACTCTGCTGGTGCGGATTCTGAACGCGATGGACGAGTGTCCGCCAACAACATGGACGTTGCGCCGAGCACGTCTAGTCCTTGCGGCGTTGACGTGCCCGGACGCTCCTGGCGATGTGGTCACGAATCTCCGCCCCAACTGTTTCGCCGGCCCGAGGTTGGCGCGGATGCGTCGTGTCACTGGTCGCGGCGTCTAGGTCGCCCTCCTGGTCTTGACGCGCTTCGCGCGGTGTTCGCGTCGTCTGCGTAGTTTCCATGACATTTCGTGCCTCCTTTAGTCGTCGCCGGACTTCGGCGAGAAGTTCGTCGTCTGAGTAGCGGACTATCGCCGGCTCGGGTAGCGGCGGTGGAATATCTGACTGTTGAAATCCGGCTATCGCCAGAGCTTCGTTGACATCCCATTGGACAGCTCGGGCAGCGGCGGCCACGGTGGATGCGGTCGTTCCGATTGGGATCAGTGTCCCTTTGTTGATCTGCCACCCCGTTTCCAGTTGCTTCCACCGTCCTGCGCTGACGGCGGGCTTGTCGCTGCCTGGGGGCGTTGTGCGCCGTGAGGCTTCGCGCTGAGATAGCCCGACGCGCTCTCTGTGCCGCTTGAGTTCTGGCCCGAATGGCCAGTCTTCGCGGTGTTCCTTGTTCTCGTTCACGCCTACATGTTCGCGTGCAAACAGGTGCAAAGTCCACTGCTTGCACAACCCTGATTCTTTGCAGTTACGCGCTTGTAGTTTTCGAACATTGCAGGTCACGGCATTGTTGGCGCGAACTGTGCGCGAACTCTTGCGGTTTGCACTTGTTCGCAGTACAGTTGGCGGCATGGTCAAACAGTCCTACGGGGTGTGGCAGGAACTCCGGGTCATCCGTGAGCGCACAGGTTGGTCATCCGCCGAACTGTCCCGCGAAAGCGGAGTCTCTGCCCCTTACCTCTCCCAGCTTGAGAACGGTGACCGGTGGCCGAACGCCACCGTCACCAAGAAGCTCGCCGTCGCGCTCAAGGTTCCCGTCTCCGTATTGGAGCGGCCAGCCGAGCAGAAAAACCCCGCCGCATAAAAAAGCCCCCACCTGTGTGCAGCAGGTGAGGGCAGAAGACACCCGAGAGGAAAGCTCAAATGTCTGAACTACAGCTTACCGGAGACCAGTCACCATTCGACGCCGGACGCATCCCGTGCTCGCAGGGCGGCGAGGACCGGTGGTCTGCCCGCTGGCTCATGGAGCAGATGGGGTACGACAACTGGCAGAACTTCGAGAAAGTCGTCGAACGCGCCAAGGTTTCCGCCCACAACCAGGGTTTCAACGTTCGGACCCTTTTTACTGCCGTCAGTAAAAAGGGCGCCGGCAGGCCGCAGTCCGACTTCCTCGTCACTCGGTTCGCGGCATACCTGATCGCAATGAACGGCGATCCACGCAAACCGGAAGTGTCGGCCGCACAGGAGTACTTCGCCGTCAAGACCCGTGAGGCCGAGACTCGTCCGGCCATTCCGGACATCACCACCCCTGAGGGGTTGTTGGCGATGACGGAGATGTTCGCGGACACCGCTCGCAAGCTCGTCGCTGTCGAGTCCGAGAAGAAGATGTTGGCGGCCGCGATCGAGCGTGATGCCCCGTTGGTTGCGAAGGCTGAGGCGCACACCGGGTCTGATTCTGATGTTCACCGTCAGGAGTTCGCCCGCGAGGTCCAGGCGTGGGGAACCAAGCAGGGCATCGAGATCAAGCAGGCGGATGTGCTGCGGTTCCTCGGGCACATCGGGTTGTTCATCCGTGGTGAGCGGTCCGACACCGGTCATGCGACTGCTGATGCGCTCAAGCGCGGGTTGGCCTTCACCCATAAGGATGTGGCGCGCAACGGATACGCGTACGCGGTCGGCAAGCTGACCCCGTCTGGTCAGGACTACGCGTGGAAGCGCATCACCAAGTACGTCGAGGCCAATGGCTCCCTGGAGCTGCCGCGCGAACTGCGAGGCGGTGAGCCGGCATGAAGTTCTCCGGTGAATACCTGTACCGGGTCCGCGTGATCCGTTACCCCGAGGGCGCGTTCGAGTGCATCGATGAGAAAGCTGACTACTGGGTCCCCACTCCCGGCTGGCAGCCACCTGGTTGGCGTCCTCGCGGCAACTACACACAGATCCTCGGCACCGACGAGTTCGTATGGCCGGTAACCAACAAGGTGTACGGGTCGCATTCGACAGCGAAGAAGCGGGCTGACCTTCTCGAGTCCTATGGGGCTACTGCGGTGGTTGAGCGTTCCAGCCGGATTGTGTGGCCCGAATCATGAGCTTCTCTTTCTACGCAGAGCCCAGCCAGATCCTCAAGAGAGGCCATGGTGGTGTGACCGTTGGACTCGGGGAAAACAACGGATCCGAATTGGCCTACTTGCACGTCGGTGATGGATACCGCGAGGGTGACGTTCTCCTGGACGCCGACGAACTCACGGATCTGATCGACCAGCTGACCATCATCCGCAACGCGATGAGGGAGACGCGATGACGTTTCATTCACGCCCGAGGCCTCCGATTCAGCATTTCCCGAAGCCGAAGAAGCCTTTGTTCCAGTCGAAACCGAAGGATGCGAAATGAGCACTCCCAGATGGGCCACGTTCAAAGAGGCCGCGTCATACCTCCGCTTGAAATCAGACGTGCTGATACGGGAAGCGGTCAAAAACGATGGGTTGAAGGCTTATCCGATCGGTAACGGTCGGGAGGCGCGTGTTGACCTGAATGAGGTTGATGAGTGGATGAAGTCGCGTAGTTATGAGCCGAGGTCCGCGTGAGTACGTCTGCTCCTAAGCATCGGAGTGTGTGTCAACTGTCGGGTGAAGTTACTCGCCCGTCTGGGTTGTGGAAAGCGTTGGCGGAGTTCGACGCGAGGCAGATGCGTGAGGCGGCGGAGTTGGAGGCGTTGCGTGAAGAAAACGCGCGGCTGAGGTGCCGGCTGCAGGAACTGGGGGAGACAGCGTGACTCTACTCTGGGTTCTCATCGCGATCGTCATCTCGCTTCAGGTTCCCCAGGTGCTTCTGGCGCTGGCCCCGCGTTCGTTGTGGGACCGCCTCTATGACAGCCGCCCGACCATGGCGTGCTTCCTGTGGGGATATTCCCACCCCTTCGGACCGAGTTGGAGTAACCGGTGAATCTTGTTGAGCGTTTGAATGCCAGGTTTAACAACGTGATTCATGACGGACTCGCCTTGGTGGGTGCTGTGGTGGATCCGTGGCTGGCCAAGCTTGAGCGTCAGGCCATGAGCAATGCGTTGGGGCGGGATTTCGGCCTGGACTACGCGGATGGTCTTGCGGCTGCGGAGGCTGAGGAAGAAGTCCACGAACCCGGATTCGTATCTGTCCGCGGCAATGCCCCAGACCCGTCACCCGTCTCGGTGGGTGACACTGGTCCCGGCGCGGGCATGGTTCCCCCGCCTCCCCCCGCGCCGGGACCTTCCAAATGCACCTGCCCCACAGTGGAATGCGAACTCCTCGCTGAAGACATCTGCGATGAGGCTGAGGAAGCCGAACTGCTCGACGAGTTCATGGAGTTGGGGGAGTTCCTGGATTCTGCGACCGCGGAAGAACTCGCCGCCATGAGGCAACAGCATGCGACGGCCGCCGAGTTGGAACGCCATCTGCGTTACTTCACGACCGCGCCCGGCGCGTCCGGGGTGAACCCCGGCGTTGTCGCCCAGTCACTGCTGGAGAACTACCGCATCACCCCGAGATAGATCAACCCATCCAAACAAAGATCCACGGCTGACGCAGGCGGGTCGCCGCCCCATTGCGCGGGACGACGGCCCTAACACCGGAAACACACAACCAAGGAAAGGCTTCCGATGCTAGATCGAGATTCTAAACCCTCATGGTGGGACAACCACCAAACAAACTGGGCTGACCTGCCCGTCACCACCAACCCACCCATGGCTGACTTGAGCCATCTCCAAGAGTTCGAGGACCGTGCCGCGGCGGTCATGAGTGAACTGGACCGTGCCGGTGGCTGGCCGTTCATACCGCCGTGGCATTGGGAGACGGAGCCGACGATCTGGGAGCAGATGAACGGCGACGCCGTTGTTGGGCTTCTGCACGACTACCTCACGACAGGAGAAGCAGCATGAGGCGCAGTGAGAAGAACTGGCGGTATTGGTGGACGATGCCGCTGCTGATCGCCGCCGGCATCATCGGCCCCGGCCTCGCCGCACCACACGCCCACGCCGACATCACATCCGACGCGTTCGTGATGGCACTCGACTCCGAAGGCATCACTTACAGCTCCAAACCTGCCGTCATCAACGCCGGAAAAGCCATCTGCAACATCCTCGACACCGGCGCCACCATGTACGAAGCATCAATCCTCGTACACGACAACTCCAACCTGAACCTCTACGACGCAGGTTATTTCGTAGGTGCCGCAACCGCATCATTCTGCCCTGAACACCTGAGCGGAACTGGGTGGGCGTGATGGCGAACTCACCGTTCATCCAACTGGCAGAAGTCCACACCAGCGACTGGCGTTCCCGCGCGATCTGCACCCACAAGGACGGCGACATTTGGTTCCTCAACGAATCCGGCCACTACACCGCCGACCCCGCCCGCCGCATCTGCTGGACCTGCCCCGTTCAAGCGCCATGCCTCAAATTCGCGTTGCAACACAACGAGGCCGGCGTGTGGGGCGGCTTCTCAGAGAAGGAACGTGCCCGCATCAAGCGTGGCGAGCTGGCCCCGGTGAAACCGGCACGGTTCACGGAGAAGGAATGCTTGCAGTGCGGTGAGGTGTTCGAGCCGGTCACCCGCAGGGCAAGGTTTTGCTCGCAGAAATGCAAGAAACGCGCCGCGAATGCGTTGCGGTCACAACCGTCCCTGAAGATCTGCACGCAGTGCGGTGGCGAGTTTATGGGGACGTATGCGAAGACCTGCTCGAATGAATGCCGACGGGCGCAGAGGTGGGGCGCGTGAGCATCGACTGGTTCGCAGTGGAGTGCGCCGTGAACGGAACTCCCATGCGGCTTAATACCGAAGAGCGCCGAATGCTGGTGCGTCGGCGCCCGAAACTCCCCGAAGTGGAGTTGGCGCGTAGGGCGCACTGCACGGTCCGCACCATCGAACGGGACAGGGCTGAACTGCCTGCAGCAAAGTTGCAATCCTGCCCGGTGTGCGGGGAGGACGCGTGGGTCACGACCGATGGCAACATGGAAGCCCACCCAGACAGGCTGTTTCAGGAATGCCCACTGTCGGAGACGGATTGGGAATCCCGTATCGCTGCAACAGTCATCTGGTTGTCTCGGCGTATCCGTAGCGGTGACTCCCTGCCCGTGTGGGCCTATCTGACAAGCCTCCCGGAAACCGAACGCACTCAACTGTTGATGGCTGCCCTTGCCGGTGTGCCAGATGTTGAGGACCCGTTCGCGTGGATCACAGAACTGGAGTCCGTTGCATGACCCTGCTCGATCTGTCGTTCATGCTCGCCGCAGCGGTGGAGGACAAGCATGCGTGGCGTGACCTGGCACGGTGCGCCGAAGTGGACCCCGAAGTGTTTTTCCCCGAGAAGGGTAGAAGCGCGAAGCCAGCCAAACGGATCTGCAGCCGGTGCGAGGTTCGGGTCGAATGCTTGGAGTTCGCGTTGGCGAACCGCGAGAACTACGGGGTGTTCGGGGGGTTGTCGGAGAAGGAACGGCGGCCTCTGCTCAAAGCGATCGATGGTGAGGATCAGGTGGCATGAGCAACGGGAACAGGCTCACCCCAGAGCAGGTGCAGACGATTCTGTTGATGACTCGTGAGGGGTGTTCCGCCAAGCATATTGGGGAAGTGGTGGGTTGTTCGGCTCGGACGGTGGTTCGGGTTCGGGCGGCTGGTGATGCCCGTTTGGCGTCGCCGGAGCAGTTTGTGCCGTTGAGTCAGGAGCAGAAAGATTTCGCCCAATATTTGCTTGATGACGGCGCCCCGTATCGGGAGGTTGCCCGCACGTTGGGTGTGAGCCGGACAACGGTCGAAAAGTATTTCCCTGGTTACGGGTGGTCGAAGAAGCAGGCTGCCGAGTTCAGAGCTCTGGTCAAGAAGTTCCGCTGGTTGGAGGCTTCGTGATGTGCGTGTGTGGGCACAACCGGTCCCGTCACCGATACGCGTGGGACAAGTTCCGGGGACGGTGGGACACGGGTTGTGACGCCACCAACTACCACGGCCCGGCCGGGCATGAACGCTGCCACTGCTCCAAATACCAAGACAAGGAAGACGAATGATCACTGATACGAGGGTCATCACTGCGAGGGATGACGCGAAAGCCGGCGCAGCCGCACTTGATGACGCGCGGTGCGCTTTGCATGAGCTGTTGTCGGAGGGGCCGCAGTTGCCGTTCCTGGACCGTGAAGCACTGGAACTGAATTTGGAAGTCGTGTCCAAGGCGTTGTCTCGGGTTGATGCGGTGATCGGTTCGTTGGACCGGATTGCGGACAGGTGGACAGCATGAGCACCGAAGGCCAGACCCTCACGTGGGAGTGGTTCACCGGTTTTGTTGGCCCCGGTAGGTGGCGTGCGGTACTCCCCGGTGATCGGCGCAACGCGTGGATCATCCCGCCGATCAATCATGCTGGGGTCCCCGATGTGGCGGGTGATTTCCGTTGGTCTGTTGAGGACAACACGTGTGCGCTGGTTTTGGCGTGGGGGTATGAGGAAACGTTGGACGCCGCGATGGCCGCTGCCGCCGCCGCTGCTGCGGAGTATCGACTGAGGAAGGCTGCGCGATGAGCGAACCTGATGTGGAAGGACTTGCGAAGCTCCGGGAACCTTTCCCGCCGAATCAGATCGGGAAACTCCCCAAGGGCGGCATCACTCTCGACTTTCTTGGCCATGGTTATCTCACCGCCCGATTCCTGGACGTGGACCCACTGTGGACGTGGGAGCCGTTCGCCGTCGGGGACAACGGGCTACCACTGCTGGATGAGCATGGCGGGCTGTGGATCCGACTCACCCTGTGCGGTGTGACCCGCATCGGCTACGGCGACGCCGGCGGGAAGAAAGGCCCCAACGCCGTCAAAGAAGCCATCGGCGACGCACTCAGGAACGCGGGCATGCGGTTCGGCGCGGCTCTCGACTTGTGGTGCAAGGGAGACCCGGACGCCCCGGCACCGCCGGATCCTGCGGTGGCTGAACGCAACGCTCTGCTCCACGAGCTGGGAGATGCATGCGCAGCTCTGACGCTCGATGAGAAGACGGTGGCCGCCCAGTTTTACGGCAAGTACAAGGTGACGGCGAGGAACGCGAAACCTGCCCAGTTGCGGGAGTTCATTGACGACCTCATGGAGAATGGTGCCCCCGCATGAGCCGCAGGTATACGGGGTTCTCCCCGGAAACCAAGGAACTGATCTGGACCCGCGCCCAAGGGCGGTGTGAACGCTGCAACGAGTACGCCTCGGACGCTACTGCACACCATCGCAGGCCCCGTGGTCTTGGCGGCTCTCGCCGCGACGACACCAACGTGGCGTCTAACGGGCTGTGGGCTTGTGGTGCTTGTCATCGTTGGGCGGAGTCCTATCGGGCGCAAGCGTTCGCTGAAGGTTGGCTTGTTCGTCAAACCCAATCCCCCATCCAGATTCCCGTCCTCTACAGGGGCAACTGGGTGTTGCTCGACGACGACGGGTTTGTTTACCGAATCCCTAACCCTGTGGAGGCAACACGATGATCGACCTAGACCGTGCAAGAGAACTCGTCGGTGACGGGGTGCCGAGCAAGGGACCCCTGCCGGCTGCGTGGTGGATCAGCACCGACCCCGAGATCATCGAGGCATACGACCGGTGGGAGTCGGACTATGAGGCGCACCGCGACCGTGTCGATGCGTTTGTCCGCGACACGTTCGGTGGCACCGGGGCCGAAGATGCCGTGATGTGGTCGCACGGCACACGCTCGGTGATCAGCGGTTTCACCCCGCCGCGCGAGATGACGTTCTGGCCGGGTCATGACGACTACCGTCCACCCCCCACGGGATGGCGTGTCGACAGCAAGAGCCACCTACTCGTGCCCTCACGGAAGACCAAAGCCGACCGCGAGTCCGACGCCAACAAGGTGTTCGACGCGATCAAGCAGGTGCCCAACCTCGGCAGCTACATATTCGGTCTGTCGCCCGAGCTGTTCCTCGATGATCGGGGGTGGGGCAGCACGGTCTATTACACGCGGTACCGCCGGGGCGACAACTGCGTGTGGGCCTACTCGGGCGGCGACCCTGACCGGCAGTTGACCGATGACCGGCGAGAGTTCAAGGTCGCCGCCACCGTGTGGACACGTATGCCGCTGTCGACGCTGGCGACGCTCATCGAGGAGAAGGCGGAGCGGCTCAAGACTGAGGAGAGTGCCCGATGAACCGTCCTGTGTTTTATGTGGATCAGAAAGAGGACTTGGAGAAGGGCACGTTCTGGTGGACGGTGGCCACTTCGAATGGTCGGACGATCCTGACGTCGGAGATGTACAGCAGGAGGCGCGACGCCAGGAAAGCAGCCCGAAGCTTCATCGGGAACATTGGAGACGTTCCCGTGTCGTTCCGGTACTTCAACCCAAACAGAGAACAGGTGGAAGAACGCTTCTCCGTTGGGATGTGGATGAGCGATTCTCGGGAGTGGTACGCGTGATGTACACGGTTTCGGGGACGTGGCCCCACTACATCGTCACCGGTGGAACTGAACCGAAATGCTTCAACTCCACCGTCACCGCCGTCAAATACCTGGAACAGATTCTCCAGCAAGGCGACACCATCAACTGGCAGGTCCCATGATCACCGTTGTTTGCGGCGAGTGCGCCCGCACCCAAGGCCGGACGGTGACCGCCGAATTCACGTGCACCGACGACGCCCAAAGATTCATCCGCCGGCACCACGCACTCGCCGACCACCGAGCACACATCCAGGAAGAGGTCACCGCATGAAACACATCGTGATGTTCTCCGGCGGTATCGGATCGTGGGCCGCAGCGAAACGCGTCACCGACACGCACGGCCCCGAAAACGTGACCCTACTGTTCGCGGACACCGCTGGCGACGGCACCGAACCGTTCCTCGGAGAAGACCCCGACTGCTACCGGTTCATCCGGGAATCCGCCGCCCAGTTAGGTGCAAACCTGGTGTGGTTGAAGGAAGGCCGCAACATTTGGCAGGTTTTCCACGACCGCCGATTCCTCGGCAACTCCCGCCAGGCGAACTGCTCCACCGAACTGAAACAAAAGCCCTGCAGGGCGTGGCTGAACGAACACTGCGACCCCCAAGACACGACCGTCTACATCGGCATTGACTGGTCAGAGGAGCACCGCAAACCCGCCATCGAAAAAGCTTATGCACCGTACAAGGTGGGGTTCCCGATGACCGAGCCACCGTACATGGATAAGCAGCAGATGCTCGAATGGTGCCAATCAGAGGGCGTCACCCCGCCACGCATGTATCGGGAAGGCTGGGCGCACGCCAACTGCCAGGCCGGATGTGTCCGCGCGGGGAAAGCCCACTGGCGCAAACTACTCACCCTCTACCCGGAACGGTATCTGTACCACGAGCAACGTGAACAGGAACTCCGCGACTATCTCGGCAAAGACGTGGCGATCCTGTCCGACTCCAGCGCTGATGACGACCCGAACGATATCGGGGGGTGTGGTTGCTTCACCGCTGAAGAACTCCCCGAAGACAAAGGGTCGAAGAAAGTTCCGCTCACGTTGCGGGCGTTCCGGGAACGCATCGAAAACAGCACTCAAGACCAGCTGTTCGACCTTGGGGGATACCTGTGACGTGTTTGTTGTGTGATCATCCCCGCTCCACCCACACACCCCAATGCCGAACCCGGCTGGGCGTGGATGCTGACGACATGACCCGGTACACGCAGTGCCTATGCCCAGGATTCGAAGGCACAGAAGACGGAGAGGAGGACTAGTGGCTCACGTTCTTTATCGCTTCTACAGCGCCACAGGGCAACTGTTGTACGTGGGAATCACCATGAACCCGCCGCAACGGTTCAAGGCCCACCGAGACTCGAAAGATTGGTGGAGCGAAGTCGCTGGCATCAGCATCGAGAACTACAACACCCGTGAGGAACTGGAGAACGCTGAACGCCGCGCCATCCAGGTTGAGCACCCCTTGCACAACGTGGTGCGGGCGAAACCAAAGGTGATCCAGGACCCTTTCGCGGAGTCGGATCCGAAACCGCAGCCGGAACATCCTCTGCCTGATTCTCTGACCGATCTTTTCTCGCCAGAACCAACCGGTCACGTTTTCGGCGGACTGTTCGGACGATCCAATGTGGTCCGCGATCGGCAGGCTGAGGCTCGTCGGGCACGGTGGGATGCCATCTACGCCTGCGATCTCTGCGACCATGCCGGATACCGAGGCAAGTCGGTGTGCGACCACGTCGAGCACCGATCGGGGCGAGCCCGTGAGGCGCAACGACAGGTCCAGAGGGATCGGCTGCAAGTCATTCCTGGAGGTGATTCCTGATGGGCAGGAAAGCCACTGGCAAGGACCACTCGGAAATCAACCTGGCAATCTGGGGTGATGATGATTGGTTAGATCTCACCCCGCCAGCCCAACATCTGTACTTCGTGTTGTGGACGAGCCCGCAACTGTCGTATTGCGGTTCGGGGGAGTGGCACGCCGGCCGAATCGCCGCGATGGCCAAGGGATGGACAGTTCAGGCCGTCGAGGCGGCCGCCGCAGAGTTGTCCCGCGATCTGTTCCTGATCATCGACACCAACACCGACGAGTTTCTTCTGAGGTCGTGGATCAAGCACGACGGCCTGTGGAGGAAACCGAACATGGCTGTGTCGATGGCTAACGCGCGGGCAGCGTTGGCGTCGAGGACATTGCGCGGGGTTGTGGTGCATGAGGTACAGAAGATCAAGGCCCGCAATGAGGCTGACGCGAAAGCCAACAGTGATGTGATCGTGTCGGCTGGGTGGCAGCGGGATGCAGTCAAGGAACTGCTGTCTCAGAAGGCGATTGATCCGGCCACGTTGGAGCCGTTTACCCCCGGTTCAACCCCTAGTCCAACCCCTAGTCCAACCCCTCCGCTAACCCCCGGTCTAACCCCCGGTCCAATGGTTAAGCAGGGGGATGGGGTTAACCCCCCGTCTAACCCCGGGGCTACTCCTACTCCTGCTCCTTTCTCCTTCTCCAACTCCTTAGGGGGTTACGTAAGTACGGAAGGTCACCAGGAGCCCCCATCACGTTGCCCCGCCCATATCAATCACCCGAACCCACCGAAGTGCCGCGACTGCGCTGACGCGCGTCGGGCACACGACGCATGGGCAGCCGCAAGGAAACGGGATGAGCTGACGTTGAGGCGGGCCATCAAGTCTGCTCGTGAAGCCTGCACTGAGTGCGATGCCAACGGGCTGATCGAAACCCCAGAAGGCATGGTCCGCTGCGTCTTCCATGAAGAACCGCCGGCTGGTTTGGGTGTGGCGCTGTGAAGGACTGGCGTGGGACGACGGTTCATGTGGAGGCGTTGCGGGTGCGGTGCCGGGATTGTCGCGCTGGGGTAGGTGAGCCGTGTGTGGTGCGGGATGGGAAGGGGCGTGTGTTGAAGGTGTTGGAGGCGTTTCCGGCTCATTCGCACAGGATCGCTGACGCCCGTTCTGCGGGTTCCCGGGGCACTGACACCAACCCTGCCCCGAAAGTCGCTCCACGTGGCGTACAGCCCCCGCAATCAACACCAGGAGACAAGTGATGGCGCAGCGAAAAGGCGGATTCGACTGGATCCGGTCAAACTACGGTGTCCCGGCGAAGCGTGGAATGCGAGTCATCTTCGATGGACGACCCGGACGCATCGTGAGTGTGGACGGCCCGTACCTGATGCTTCACCTGGATGGTGATCCATGGGACTGGCGCACTCGTGTACATCCGACGTGGCGCATGGAGTACCTGACATGACCATGTTCGTTTCGAGCCCAGATGATCCGCGTGTCCTGGAGTCGGTGTCGTGCAGGTCGTGTGACATCTGCAAAGCCCCCAAAGGCAAACCCTGTAGCAACACGATTCGTCCGGGGAAGCCGCTGCCCGGACGGGTCATCCACTTCGGGCGGCTCACAGACAGAAACCGAGAACCGAAAGGCGACGAATGAACAACCCCGAGTTGCGTGCTGTACTCACAGAAGCCCTGAAGGCGCACAGGATAGAGCGCTGCTCGGTGTCGTCGGCCACCGAAAGCTCTCAGTGGGGGAGCTGCTCCGCGTGCGAGTTCGAGACCGACTCCGTCCCGTTCAAGGGGGTCAACTGGGACGTGCTGTGCGGTGAAATAACCGCAACGCATCACGCCGAGATCATCGCGTCTCTTCCGGGTGTGGCGGTAATCCAACTACCCGACGAAGCGGAGATACGTGCTCGCCACATCAGCTTCGGGCGCGGGGCCGACTGTGAATGCTGCCCGCCCTGGATCAAGGATGAAGACATCGATATCGAATACTCCGTCAGTGAGGCGCGCGAATTCGCTGCCGCTCTTCTCGCTGCTGCTGCGGTTGTGGCTACAGGGGAGGAACACCATGGCTGACCTGGGGGTGACCAGGGAAGAGGCCCGGAGGCTTGCCCGCGCCTATTACGACGCGTGGGTCTGGTCGGGCTGCGACGGTTCCCGCTGGGATCGATTATCCGAAGAGGCTAGGTCCGACTGGGCGCGGCAGGCCCGCCGGTGGCTGTTCGTCATCCGGGCTACAGGGGAGGAAGCATGAGCGGCGAGATCAACCCCGAAGGCTTCACCCGATACGGCGGCGACTGCACCTGCGGCCCGATCTACACCTACGGCGGACACGCCGAGCCGGGCCAATTCGACCCGTTCTGCCCCGACCATGGCAACCCCGAGTATGTGGCGAGTTTGGAGGAAGCGTGAACGACGGCAAGCGGTGCGCCCGATGCGGCCGCGCAGATGCCGTATTCGGGTCGTGGACTTACTTCGTCGCTCCGGATCGGATGCGGACGGTGTATCTGTGCCACGCCAACCAGGACGGGACGAAGACTGATCCGGACTGTTATCACCTGGCGACAACACTGCGTGATCCGATGCCTGATCACTACCAGAACCCCGGGGAGGAAGCATGAGCGGGGACGCGCAGAAGATCATGATCGCGGTTCAGCGCCGACACCGGCGGACGTTAAACCTGGAAACTGGACACTCCCACTGCCAGGGTGCGCGGGTGGGTGAATGTGATTTCCGCGACGGTTCGCTCGACGATTTCGAGGCCCACGTCGCCGCCGAGATCGACAGAGCCCTCGGAGGACTCAGGCGGGAAACCCGCGTAATCGAGAGCATCTTCGAGCTGGGCGTGCCAGAGCCTGCAACCCGATTCGTTACCCACTGGATGGAGATACCTGATGAGTGATGTTGTTGAGCGCGCCAAGGCTGCGCTGGTCGACTACGAAGTGGCGAAGGGGTCTCGGGTCGCGGTCGCACCGGGCCGGTCCTACCGGCTGCTCGCCGAATTGGTAGCCGAGGTTGAGCGTCTTCGCCCCAGGGGGGTTGAGACTACTGCTGATCTCGAATGGCTCCCAGAGGATTCCTGAGATTATCAGGGGTTGATTCGATGATCGTCGCCGTTTCTCCAGGTAGGCAGCCGATCTGACAGCGCACACATGTTTCCGATTACCGACACTCGTAGGGAGATGACGACTATGCCGACCACAGAGCATGGATCAGACGTCCAGCACTTGAGCCCTGAACACCGCGATCGTGCTTGGCGCGATAGGTTCAACGCCCGGTGGCACTATGACTACGGCGGGTGGATTCGTACCAGGCCGCAGGATGAGGCGTCGACCTTCGCTTTGATCCCAACCAAACACTACGGACCGTTCACTGAGGATCACTCGTGTCCTGCCTGCCTGGTGGTACACCCACCTGAGGATTGCCCCGTCCTAAGTGGAAACACCGACATGTTGGTTGTTTTCGATTACGACACCTCGCCCAACAAGGCACAAGCGGATACAGCTGACGATGACCCCAGATAACGTGGAGGAATCTAGAGACCGCTGGACGGGTCGGAGCAGGGAGGCCGCAGAAGCCAACCTCAAGGTCTTCTCCGTCACGGGAATCTGCCACGACCCGGCAGACGACTCTCCGCTTGTCCGAATTGAGCACGAGGCCCGCTGGGTGTCGGGATGGAGCGAGGCATGAGCGACTTGGATACCGACACGGCAACGAAAGGCGTGACCGGCCCGTTCGAGGATTGGGAGAGCGATCACACCGCACTCGTGCATGTTCTGTGGTCCGTCAAACATGCAGGAATGTCGTTGGATGACGCCGATGCGGTCGCCGAACGGATTCTTCGATCGCGGTGGGCTGCCGCCTTCCGCGCTGCGAGTGAGGTGCGGTGATTCAGGTTCATTGCCGGGAATGCAACCGCGTCTGGGACCAGCCGTGCACGGACTGCGCGATGGACAAGGCCGACAAGCATTCGATCAACACCGGGCACACCGATATTCACATCATCCCGGACACCACACCACCGCGGCCTGTGGTGGATCAGGGGTGGGCGGAATGGCTCACGAAAGGAAAACCATGACCGACGAACTCATCCGCCAGTACGCGATCAGAAAACCTGACGGGCAACTATGGGAACGCCCAACAGAATCGATCCTAGGCGGACTCTTCGGTACCACAAGTTCCGGCCCAACCATCTTCGACAGCTTCGATTCAGCACTGCGGACTCTGCAGCGGCTCCAAGAAGAGGCGTGGGATCGGCTGGGGGTCCGCTGGTACGGGACGATTGAGTCCCGCCTGTGCACCCCGTTCTCTGTGACAGATCCATCGGCTCGGCTGGTGGAGCAGATTCAGGAATGGATGGGTTCGGAATGATCACTCCTGAGCGTGCCGCGCTGGTTGAGCGGGCAGCGCAAGCCATCTACGAACAAACCTCCGTCGGCAAACTGTTTCCCTGGGACACACTCACCGAGACGCACAAGGTGCAGTGGCGGTCGATGGCTGATGCCGCGTTCGACGTCCTCGTTGAGGCATGGTTTCCGCCGTTCTAATGCCGAAAACACCTGAAACCCCCGCCGAGCACATCGAGTTCGCACGGGAAGAAGCCCGCCAAGCCGCATACGAGTCCGCGACCACTCACGCTCTGATCGCTATCGCCCAACTACTAGCCGAAAAGGACCAACAATGAGCAACCTTCGCCTCCCCTGCATGGACTGCGGGGAACCGATGAGCCGGATCTACCCGAACGCCCGCGAGGAATTGGCGTGGGCGCACACCTCACTGGAGGACGCAGAGCTGTGCCCTCGTGACCGATCGGTCCGCCCTTGGCCTATGCCGAAACTGGAGGACCAGCCTTGAGCCTGTCCGTGATTCTCGCTGCCCAGGCTCGATTCATCCACGAGAGCCCTGTTTGTCCGGTGTGTTTCCAGCCCCGTGCCGAGCATTCCACCGACTGCAAAGGACACCACAAATGAGCGTCGATGTCGGGTCGGTTGTGCAGTCTGAACCCAACCAGGAGGGGGAGTTGTGACAGATCCGAACGAGAAGATGCGCCAAGAAATCCAAGCCATGATCCAAGACGAACTCATGCGCGCGTGGCGTGAAGGCGTCGTTAAAGGCTTGGAAACCGCCCAGAAAATGGTGATTGCGGTTCGGGAAGAAGCGCTCTCCCGGATCTCTGAAATCCCCGAGAACCAGCGGGAAGCCCTGCAGGCTCAGATCGCTGTTCTGTCGGGTCTTGCCGATGGCATTGAAATATCCGCCCGCCAAGCGGCTGAACCTAACCAGGAGGGGGACCACTGATGACGATCTACGGAATCTTCTGGACCCGCGATGGCATCTCCCCCGGGGACCGCATCGAAGCGCACGAAATCGATTGGAAGATCGACAGTGACTACACCGAAGTTCTAAGGGAATTCGAAAGCCGAGACGACAAGTACTGGCCGTCGGTCCTGTTCTCTGCGGACATCACGAATATCACGTTGTTGGAGGAAGGAACTTGCCCCGACTACCTCAACGCGCAAGAGAAGGGGCCGTCCAAATGACGAATGATGCTCGTGTGGGGGCGTGGATCGCCGCGTGGGACGCGCTCAACGCCGCCACCAACACCCTCAAAAAATGCCCAATCCAAGACCCCGACGAATACCGGGCATTCTGCCAACTCCAAGCAGACATCTACGCCCACCTCGCCGACGTCTCGGCAGAGGTCGGTGTCGGCGCAGCGGAATGGCTTGAACGCCGCGAGAAGGAACGACGGGAACAGGAAGTGATGTTCAGGAAGGCATTCGAAAAATGACTAAGCCGATCGACACCCCCGCTGAAACCACCACAAAACCAAAACACATGAACCCCAACAAACTCCGCTACACCCTCTATCGGCTCACCATCGACTGGCTCCACCTTCACACCCAACTCCCCACACCACCACGCCAACAAACCCTCCGACACACCAAAACCCACACCTACGGACACCCCGCCGAATGGGCCAGCGACACCGCAGCACTCATCGCCGACATGCTCACAAGCTGGCACGACTACCTCGCTGAACAACGCAACGAAACCCCACCACCCCACGGAAACGAACAAAAACGAATCATCGCTGCCTGGAAATACCTCGAACCACGCTGCGAACAACTCACCCAACTCGTCACCCACGACGACCTCAAAGAACTACCCGACCTGCACCACCGAATCCTCCGCATACTCGGATTCGCCAAAGCACCCAAATACATACTCCCCGTGCCCTGCCCATCCTGCGGACTGCTCGCAATGGAACGCACCATCGGGATGGGCGGCAACGACTACATCGCATGCGGCAACCCCGACTGCACCTACATCGTCCGCGACGACCCCGACGGGAAAAACTACAAATGGTTGATCCGCGTATGCCTCGACACGCTCATCGAGTCCGAACAACAACAAGCCGGTTGATCTTTCGTGTAAGATAACTGCCAGTAGACGAACTATGCCCGCACCCGGACGAGCTTTCGGGTTTGTGGGCATTTTTCATGCTCGCATCTGGGAAGGGACCCGAGCTAGATGGCAGGAACCGCAGTCCTCACCCCTGACGGTATCGACACACTCGTCACCGCAGCAGAAGCTGCCGCACTATGCGGTGTCACCACCAGCACCATCTATGTGTGGGTCAACCGTGGCACCCTCGCACCGTCCGGGAAAAACCGCACCGGGCACAACGTTTACCGCGTCCTGGATGTAGCCAAAGCGGAACACGCTACTCGCGTAAAGGCCAGGCGGCACCGATGAGTGCTTTCCCCCCGCCGCGCACACTAACCGAACGCATCGAAGGCGCACACCTCAACCTGAAACTTGCACGGCAATCGGGCAACCCGGACATCATCGCCGCCGCCGAACGCATACTCAACCAGCTGCTTGACCGGTTACCGAGATCCACACACCAGGAGTAGTTGCCGTGCCAACCAAACACTTGCGGGTGTGTCCCGACCCTTGCAGCAAGGTCCGTTTCTCGGCGTGCAGCAAGGCTTGCCGACTCCCGAACGATATCGACCCCGAGTCGTGGCGTATCAACTTGCAGGACGGCGCCGGCACGATCGGTGGCAGGCAGGAATGAAACGCCGCGCGGCCCGCATCATGCGACGCGCAGCACGCCGCCTCATCGCCGTGTCCCGACGGTTGGACCCACCCAAAGACGAAACCCGGTTGTACGCAGGCAACATCACCCAAGCCATCCTGGACCGCATCGAAACCACACCACCGTGGATGCGTCAGTCCCTCACTGTTCGGGATCCTCAGCCGTGGGAACACCTCGACCTGTACCGGCCACCGTCCCTACTCACCCGCATCTGGTGGTGCATACGAGGATGAACCTCACAGAATTTCTCACCGAGACGCTGAACAACCTGGTTCACCCCGGCGACGAAAACACCAAACCGTTCCCGATCCTCCTGCCGGGACTACGAACTGTCAGTGTCCCCCCGGAACTCGCCGGCCAGTTCGCTGAAGAAGCAGGGCTGCCGCACCTCGACACCCCGAAACTGGTCGCGGAAGCGCTCGCCGCGGCGATCACCCAAAACTATGTGATCCTCACACGCGAAGAGCACGAACAACTACGCCAGCAAGCAGCCGACGCACCAACCGGCCACCGCGTCATCAACATCCGCACCACACCCACAAAACCCCCTGTCTTGTCGATCACCATCGACAAAACAAGCAACGATGTTGTTGTCCCCGCGAAAGCCCTGCAGAAAGCGTCCGAACAGTGATCCACATTGAAGTTGACGGGAAAGTGCTGATGCACTCCGACCCTGGCGAGTGGATCACCACACCTCCCGACATTCCAGCAGTCCAAAAAGCTGGACCCAACGAACCGTGGATGCTTCTAGTCCAAGCGGCGCTCGCCAAAGCCGCCACCCTCGCGATGGCCGGGAAGAGACCTGAAGAAACCACAATCTGTGTCACCACACGGAAAAACGGCTGGATAGTGGACTACACCAATGGATGACGCAGCACGCGCCCGACTCGAACTCCGCCGATCCAACGCGGCCCAACCACACCGAAACCGGCACCGAGAACAAAAAACCGGGCGCACCACAGACCGCACCATCTGCTACTGCGGAGACGCCGACTGCGACACCTGCGGCACCTGGTACGAATAACCACACAGGACGGAACCGCGAGAAAATGAACGAAGTGGTGGTCAACGGAACTCGATACGTACCCGAAACCACCAGCGGCGCCACCACCATCGGAATCGGAGTCACCACCCGCAACCGGCACACCATCGCCGACCGGACCATCGAACACATCCGCAGCCGCACCCCCAACGCCAAACTCGTCATCGTCGACGACGCCAGCGACCAGCCATACCCGGCAGCCACCTATCGGTTCCCTCAACGCGCCGGCATCGCCCGAGCCAAAAACAAATGCCTCGAACTACTCAACGGCTGCGAACACATCTTCCTGTTCGACGACGACTGCTACCCGATCGCCGACAACTGGTTTCAGCCTTACATCGACTCGCCCGAACCGCACCTGATGTACCAGTTCGTTGACCTGGCCAACGGGCATCGGCTCAACGACGTCACGAAGGTCTACGACGACGGACACCACTTCGCGTTAACCGGCGCGCGCGGCTGCATGATCTACGTACACCGCAGCGTCATCGAAACAGTCGGCGGCCTCGACCCAGAGTTCGGCGGCTGGGGATGGGAACACCCCTCCTGGTCCGACCGCATCTACAACGCCGGCCTTACTACATTCCGGTACGGCGACGTGTGCGGCTCCAACAAGCTCATCCACTCCATGGACGAGCACCTAGAGGTGAAACGCTCCGTCCCCACCGAAGAACGCAAAGCCGTCGCCGCCCGCAATGCCGACCTGTACTGGAAACACCACTACACCAGCAGCCACCACATCCCCATCGTGGAACCTGACCGGCGTGTGGTGCTGACCTGCCTGCTGTCCAACAAACCTGACCCGCAACGCAACACACGCATGCGTCCCGACGTCAAATTGCTCGACACGCTGATCACCTCCATCGCCGACGCCGAAACCGTCGTGCTGTGCGACAACCCACTCACCCACCCGCAGGCGTCATTCGAGCGCGTCACCAGCCCAGTAGACAACCCATACTTCGCGCGCTGGTACCTGTACTACCAATGGCTACGCGCCAACCCCGACGTCCAATGGGTATGGTGCGTAGACGGCACCGACGTCGAAATGCTCAACGCACCCTGGAAACACATGGAAACCGGGAAACTATACGTCGGCCACGAACCCGCCGTCGTGGGCATCGACTGGATGCGCGACAACCACAAAGCCACCCACCTGCAAACATTCATCGACAACCACGCCGACCACACCCTATTGAACGCGGGGATCGTCGGAGGTGACCGTGAAACCGTCTTGACATTCACCCACGACATGATCGCCGACCACGAAGACCAACAACGACGCATCTGGCACAAAAAAGACACCAAAGGCACCATCATCGGTGACATGGCCACACTCAACTATGTTGCCTACACCAAACACGCAGACCGTCTCGTCTACGGGCCGCGCGTCGCCACCATATTCAAAGCCAACGAACGCAACCCGTGGAGCTGGTGGAGGCACAAATAAACATGGACCAGAACCTGAAACCCGGCGACGACGTATGGGTTGACTTCGACGGACTCGAACACGAAGGCACCGTCGAGAAAATCCAAGCCGGAGGCTGGGTCAGATGCTCCATCGTCATCGACCCCGAATACGACTACGGCAGCATCACACCACGACTCGCACCACACTCCACCGTCGCCGTGAAAACCACACACATACGACCAAAGACCCCGGTCGATGAGAGGAACAGTCATGGCTGAAGCAGCATCTACCATCACCGTCGCCGTAACCCCCGACATGATCTCCGCTATGGATTCCGTGCGGGAGCTGATCTTTCAGTACAGCGAATGGCTCGACGCCGACCAGCACCTCATCGTCGGAGACGTCGCATCCAGCGACAAGCGCAGCCACGCCGAACTTGTCGACACCTTCCTGAAAGAACACGCAGCCAGCGGGCAATGACCTCGTTCACCATCGGGATCGTCGCCCACACCACACGCGCAGAACAAGCCCACCAACTCATGGAAACCGTAGGCTCCGCATACATGAGCATCGACAACGGCGCACTCGGATGCGAAAACAACCACCGCAAAGTCTGGCAACACCTCACCCGCCACAACACAAACTGGCTCGTCGTACTCGAAGACGATGCAATACCGTGCAACAACTTCCGCGACCAGCTCGACGCAGCGCTAGCAGTGGCACCCAGCCCAGTGGTCAGCCTCTACCTCGGGCGAGAACGACCACGCGAATACCAACAACGCATCGCCAAAGCCACCAACACCACAGCCCACTGGCTCACCTGCCGGCGCCTACTCCACGCAGTCGGCACAGCCATCCACACCGACCTCGTACCACACATGCTCAACAACCTGCCCAACGGCAAACCCATCGACGAAGCAATCGCCACATGGGCACGCCGAGCCGGCCACACCATCGCCTACACCTGGCCCTCACTCATCGACCACGCAGACACGCCGTCACTCACCGGCCGTCGCGGACCAGCGCCCGGGCGCGTCGCATGGAGACACGGCGACCGCGACCAGTGGACCAGCGAGGCACACCCGCTCTGACCTGCGCAGCAAACACCGCGCGGCGGCAAAACCGCAGGTCGGAGGGGGTGGGGGGGACCCCCGGCAACCCCCCGACCTGCTCCCGATGGCAT